CCGGGTCCGAGTACGAGATCGAGATCGACGGCACGATCACCACGCCCTCCTCTACTACCACGAGCCTGCCCACATACAATTTCAGTTTCTTCATCGACGGGGCCGGCGCGGGAATCAACAACGTCACGATCGGCGCGGTCATGCTCTCGGCCGGCCTGACGATGGCCTACACGCTGCGTGCCCGGCTGACCCTCAACACGACAGGGGCCGGAGGGTCCGGCAACGTCGCCTTCGACGGCGGGATGGTCGTCCAGCTCAACGGGGCCACCCAGTTCAACCTCGGTAACCCCTCGCCGACCACGGCCCACGGCGGCGGCGGGCAGGGATCGGTCGCGATCAACCAGATCACCACGGGTGTCGCGTTCGACACGACCTCGAACCACACGCTGGCCATCTACGGCAACTGGGGTACCAGCAGCGGGACCAGCCTGACCCAGAGCGCGATCACCTACCGCACGAAGAAGACCAGGAGGAACTGATGCCCGTAGGCGCCACGATCGGCTCCGGCCAGATGGATAACATCATCACCGCGTTCGCGGTGAACCTCCGCGACGTGATGCGGCGGATCTCCAACCTGAACCTGTCCGTCAACGGGCAGGGCACCGGCCTGGCGTACCTGGAATCCATCGGGTACAGCGGCGACGGCAACGCGGCCAACCCCGGCGGCGTCTCCGACGCGGCCCTCGCCCAGACCATCATCTCCTACCTCAACACCGTCGCCGGGGTGTACTTCGGCACGGCCACGCAGGCCAGCGAGTTCGACTTCGACCAGCAACTGAGTGAGGTCTGGGCCGGGCAGGTCGGCGCATAAACGCTGGCGGTCCCGGCGCCCCTGCGGCGCCTGCAGCCGGGACCGCCGGCCTTCCCTCCGGGAGAACGCGACAGTCAGAAAGCGGGGCGGGGTTGTCTTGGAGCTCGCAGCGATGGGACCTGGCCTGGGCGGCAGCGAAAGACGTGCTGCTGACCGGTACCGGCATGGTCCTGATCCTGAGCCAGGTGTTCTCGCGCTCCCCCTCGGATATCCTGCTGGTCACCGGGCTGGCGCTCACCGTGCCGTCCGTGGCGGGCCACGCCCGGGTCCTCCTGGGCGGTGGGAACGGCGGGCGCGATGGGCACTCCTCGCCATCTACACCGCCGTCTGGGTCCTCGTCATCATCTGGATCGCCACAGGAGGCCGGTGAGGCCAGTGAGTGACCAGCCGCATTCATGGGCGGGCTGGCTGCGGATGCCGTTCCGGCCGATCAGCCGCGGCGCCGCCCGGGCGTTCGTGTTCCTGTCCGTCCTGACGCTCCTGCTCGCCGGGGCAAGCGCCTGGATCTCCATCCGGGCGGTCCAGGGCGGCATCAGCTCCCGGGCGTCCGTCGTGCAGCTGTGCCAGGCCGGGAACGACTCCCGCGCCCAGCAGATCACCCTGTGGACGCACCTGGCGCAGATCAGCACGCCGCCGCCGCACGAGACACCCGCGCAGAAGCAGCGGCGGCTGGCGCTCGTCCGGCAGCTCCTCGGCTACGTGCGGCAGGTGTTCGCGCCGCGGAACTGCACCGCGAACTTCGACGGATGAAGGGGGAGGCCACCTTGAAACGCGCACTGGCCCCGGCGACGAACCCCACCGGGCTCGGGTCGGCTGTCGCCGCGATCTACGCGGCCATCGTCATGATCGTCAACGCGACACACCACCACGCCGTGATCGACCCGCAGGTCATCGTGGCCGCTCTCGGTGCGGCCGCGTTCCTGTACGCCCGGTTCAAGGTGACGCCGGTGGCTGATCCGAAGGACGGCAACGGGCAGCCGCTCGTCGCTGCCGTCCCGCCTGCGGTAGTCCCGCCGGAGAAGACCCTGGTACCTCCCGCCGCCCCGGAGTGACCCGCCGCGGCGGGAGCCATCACCTATCCCCGCTGCCCCGGACCCCGGCAGCCCTGGCCGACTGAGGGACCGCCATGGGCTACTGCGACCGGTGCGGCACGTACGCCGACCTCGACGCCGCCGCCATGTGCGGCACCTGCCGCGCCGCGTGGCGGCCCTCCGCACCCGCCGCCGCCGACCTCGGATACCACGCACACCCGCAGCCGTCAGGAGGCCCATGACGATCGCCACCGTCACCGTCTGTGATGCGATTCGAGCCAACGTCAGCCACCTCCCCAAGGGGCAGGCCGCCGGGTACTCGACCGGCACCGGCATCGTCCCCTGGGGTGCGGCCGAATGGAAAGCCCATCCCGGCGCGGTCCGCATCTGCCAGGACCCCGGCGCCACCGATTCGACCGCCGACGTTCTCGACGTCGAGGCCGGCGCGGCCACCGTCGGCGTCGCCGCCCGCTGGGCCGAGGCCGCCGCCGCGAACGTCGCAGCCGCCAAGCGGCCAGGGCAGCGGCACCCCGCCATCTACATGTCCCTGTCCATGGTCACGCCCGTCGTCAACGCCCTCATCCACGGCGGCATCAGCGAAGGCGTGGGCCTGTGGGTCGCGAACTGGAACCTCACCGAGGCCGAGGCCGCCGCCCTCGTCCAGCATGCGGGCGGCCCGTTCCCGATCATCGGCGTGCAGTACCGCAACGCCGGGACCTACGACGTGTCGGTGTTCAGCCGGCCGTGGCTCGACGCGGTTTCCGGGGACCCGGCCGTGCGGCCGGCCGGGTTCACCGGTCACGGCGAGTACGTCACCGCCGGGCAGTACTCCCTGGCGCGGCTCGCCGCCAAGCTGGGCGTGCCGCCGTCGACGCTGCTGCGCATGACGGCCGTGCACTACAAGAGCTTCGGTGACCCGCTGGCGGCCTGGCTCAACGCGGTCAGCGCCGGGACCAAGCCCGCGTCCGCGCCGCTGCCCAAGGGCATCAGGTTCTGGGTCGACTGAACTGTAATACGCTTAACCCCTCCCGGGGTGAGAACAAGGCCCTCCGCACAGACGTGCGGAGGGCCTTGTTTCGTGTTCCGGGCGGCGGCTTACCTGCCTTCAGGCGAAGGTCGGGCCTTGAGCAGGCAGCTGTTCTGAACCGGCTGTTCTCCGAACCGGCGCCGCCCGGAAGTCATTGCCACGCGAGGTTCTGGCCGGGCTTCTGCACGTCGTGCGCGCACAGCCAGTCCTCGTTACCGTCCGGGTCGCTGATCTTGTACGCGAGGTGCGGTTCGGGGCGGCCGGAGTCGGTCTCGCAGTCGCGGGTCTCCAGCACGGGCATCGTGAATCCGGGCATCAGGCGGTGCTCGATGGTGTCGCCGGTCTTGAACTCGTCCATGTCAGTCCTCCGTTTGATCGTGATGCCGCTGCTCGTATGCCGCCACCGACTCCGGGGTGACCCGCACCAGCGCGCCGAACCGCTCCTGCTTCAGGACGCCACCGGCGATCAGGCTGCGCACCTTCTCCGGCGAGCGGCCTATCCGGGCGGCGGCCTCCGGCACGGTGAGCAGGTCCAGGACCCGCAGGCCCGCCGCGGACATGTCGGCGTGGGCGGTCATGACGCGGCCCGGCCCGTCTGCCCGCACCCGGAGCAGATGAACCCCGCCGGGGGCGTCCCGCCGCACGTCCCGCACGGGTCCTCCCCGCGGGGGCCGCGGAGCCGCTGCTTGTACGCGATGATCGACTCCGGCAGGACCCGCACGCTGCCGCCGTCCTTGACGGCCTCCAGCGCCCCCGACGCGATCATGCGGCGGACCTGCCGCTCCGAGAAGTCGAGCAGCTCCGCGACGCGCCTGGTCGTCATGAGCCCGAGCACCGCGGTGCCGACGTCGATCTCGCCTGGGTGGCGGTCGGTCATCGTGATCCCTTCGCCTGCCGGGGCCTGGAGACAGGCTCCCGTGCTCTCCCGCCATGGCTGACGGTAAATGGAGACATCCGGAGTCCACTCTAGACCAGACATGTCCATCCTGGGTAGTGTCAGAGCATGGAAGACACACAGAAGGTCAGCCCGGCCGTAGAGAACAGCCCGCAAAACTGGTGGATCGCTACGGATGTCCTGGCCCGTGGCGGCGAGAAGATCCTCGGCCCGTTCGCCACCAAGGAACTCGCCCTGAACGTCCGCCGTTACGTGGAGCTCGCGGAAGCGCCGCGCACCTTCTGGGTCGACCGGGACGAAGCAGCAGAGATCCCCCAGGCGTCGCCGTGACCGGTAAGCCGGCCGGGGCGCGGCCCAACCGCGAAGGCAAACCCTGGAAACGCGCCGACGGACGCTGGCAAGCCCGCGCCTACCCACCCGGCGGCGGCATCGACACCCGCCCCCGCTACGTCTACGGCAAAACCCGCCGCGACGCCATCGACAAACGCGCCGACCTCGAGGCCAAGCTCGCGCAGGGCCTGCCGGAGGACCCGCACCAGACCATCGCCGACGCGTTCACCCGATGGCTCGGCACCACCCTCCCCCAGTACGTCCGCGCCGGGCGCCTGGCCGCCTCCACGATGGACTCCTACCGTGATAACGCCCGCCTGCACATCCTGTCCCCGCGTGACGGCATAGGCCATATCAGGCTCGCCGAGCTCCGCGCCGACACCGTACGGGAGTGGCAGGACCGCCTATCGCGCAAGCCGTCCGGCCGCCAGCCGCGCAAAACGCGTGACGAACGGCGTGACGAACCGCGTAAAACCCTCTCGCCGCGCACCGTCGCGTACTGCCGGGAGATCCTCCACAAGATGATCGCCGACGCGATCCGCGACGAGACCGCCGGGCTCACCCGCAACGTGGTCGACCTCGTAGCCCCGCCGAAGGCCGACCCGGCCGCGCCCGTCATCCTCGCGCCCGGCGACGCCTCCGCGCTCCTGACCGCGATGGCGGAAGACCGGTGGTGGTGCTACTGGCTGGTCGCGTTCCTGCTCGGGTTCCGCCGCGGCGAAGGGCTGGGCATGCGGTGGGATGACCTGGACCTGGAGCGGCGGATCTGGACGCCGGGGCTGCAGGTGCAGCGCCAGCGCGGCGACGCCGACCCGGCCACCGGGAAACGCGGCCGGGGCCGGCTGGTGGCCCGGGACCTGAAGACCCGCGCCTCCAGGGAGCCCGTCGCGCTCCCCGACGCCGCCGTAGAGGCGCTGGCCGCGTGGCGCACCGAGCAGCGGCGCCAGCGGATGGCCGCGCCCGCGTGGGCCGACCTCGGCCTCGTGTTCACCACCGGGCTGGGGACGGCGGTCGAGCCGCGGAACATCAACCGGCAGTGGGAGAAGGTCCGGGACCGCGCCGGGATCGAACGGCCGGCCCGGCTGCATGACCTGCGGCACGCGTGCGCGTCCTATGCGCTGGCCGGCGGCGCGGACCTGAAGACGGTGCAGCGGATGCTCCGGCACGCCCGGATCTCCACGACGCAGGTGTACGTGCACGCGCTGGAGGACGTGCCGCGGGCCGGGGCGGACGTCATGGACCGGGTCCTCGAAGGGCTGCGCCAGCGCTAGTACGGCGGCTCGACCTCGCTCCAGGCCGATTCTCCGGCATCAGAGTTCTCATCCCAGCCGAAGAAATCCCGCTCGGCCTCGATCTGCATCTCGAGGATCGTTTCCCAGTCGGGCTCAGGCTCAGAAGTCATAGGGCGCGTCCAGCCGCGAGTAGCTGCTCGCCGATGTACTCGGTGTACGCAGGCGGGATCGCCTCGCTGAGTTCGTCGAGCGTCATCCAGTCGATACCCATGGCCTGCTGCTGGACCGGGAGCGGGATGCGCCACACGCCGATCTCGACGGTGCGCCGGAGGTTCTTCCGGTTGGTGGCGTGAGCGAACCGTGGCACCCGCTGGAGGCCGTGCGCGCATGGCGGCGACATCATCGGGACGTTCGTCTCAAACCAGCGATGGCGGCGCACGTCCAGCCCGAACGATGAGCCGCAGAGCTGAACCATCGGCTGGACCGGTGAGCCGGGCACGTTCTCCATCACCCAGGGAAGTCCGGTCTTGATGAGGATCTGGCGCATCTCGCCGATCAGGTCGGGGTAGCTGTCGCCGACTCCGGCACCGCGACGGCGGTAGGCGGTGAACGCCTGGCACGGAGGCGAGGCGTGAATGGCGGAGTAGCCGCGCACTTGCCAGGGCTCCAGCCACGATCGGTGCCAGTTCCCCTCGGCCCGGATGAACTCAAAGGGATAGTTCGGCTGCGGGTTAATGTCGATGCCGACGACATCGAACCCGGCGCGGTGGTAGCCCTCGGCCGCGCCGCCAGCGCCGCAGAACAGGTCCAGCAATCTTGGCCGCGTCACGGTGACCGCCGCCGGTTGCAGTCACGGTTGCGGTCACGCAACGACCTTCTGAGAGTTACACCCCTGTAACCCGGCGCGTTTTCCCTGGTCAGCGTGGCGCGCTCGGAGGGACTCGAACCCCCAACCTTCTGATCCGTAGTCCTGGGCGGCGGCGGACACCGGTGGACTCCAGCGCGGTCAATCCTGGTCACGGGCACCCTTGTCCCCTGTGGTCCGCTGGTGTCCACAGCGCGGGTTGCTGTCACGGTTGCGGTCATGACGCCTCATCGAACAGCGAGCCCTGGCCGTCCGGGACGGGCGGCGGCTTCGGCACCTGCAACGCCTTCGCCCGCTCGGCTGGATCGTTAGTTCTCCACTTCGCCAGCCGCGCATAATCCATGGACAGGTCCACGGAGACGCCCGTGCGGCCGTACGCGGCCGCCACGAGCGCCGTGCAGCCGGTCCCGCCGAACGGATCTACAACTAGGGCCGGGCGGACGGGCGCGTCAGGCTCCGGGCAGGCGCACGCATAGCCGGTGATGGCGACTTGCATGTCCATCACAGGTTTTCCGGCCATGCCAGTGCCGTTCAGCCGCCCGAACGGCTCGTTGCCGTCTTTCTTGAAGCCAGACGTGCCATGGCGCCGGGCGTAGCTCTTGTCCGTGACCGGGCGGCGGCCTTCGCCGCAGGCGGTGCACACACCCGGCGGCGACCACCCCAGCACGCACCGCCGCGGCAACTCCATCGGAAACGCCGCGAAATGATCCACGCCCAGCCGCGCGGGGACGGTGAGAGGCTGCGACGGGATGTCCCACACGCTGCCCGGCAGCTTCCCCAGCGGGTTGGGGCCGGACCATGGAGCCATGCCGCCGGGCAGGCTCACGTTCCGCGCCTGCATCGCGTTGCGCCCGGGCCGATGCGGCGGGTCCGCAGTGTGCGGTTCGCGGATCTCGTCGACGGCGGCGTAATACCGCGGCTGCCGCACCAGGTGGAACAGGTACTCGTGGGAGGAGCGGCACCGGTCGGTGACGGACTCGGGGAGGCCGTTCGGCTTGGACCAGATGATGTCGCGGCGCAGGATCAGGCCGAGCTGGTCCATGCAGGCCAGGGCGTACCGCCACGGCAACCCCAGCAGCGACTTGGGGGCGGCATCGGGCACCGTGCGGGAGTTGTACTTGTCGCCGAGGTTGACGAAGATCGACCCGGACGGCTTCAGCACCCGCACCCACTCCGCCGTGCACCCCACCAGCGCCGCCAGCCACTCCCCCGGGGTCGCCTCCGACCCGATCTGCCCGTCATAGTGCGCGCCGTCGTCGGTGTAGCTGCGAAGGCCGAAGTAGGGCGGGCTGGTCACGATGAGGTCCACGCAGCCGTCCGGCAGCGGCAGGCGGCGGGCGTCACCGCGGAGCACGACGGCGGTCACTGGTCGTCCCCGTCGAGCAGCGCGCCGACGGTCGTGCCGTACGCGCCCGCCAGCCCCATCGCCTGCGCCAGCCCCACGCTGCGCCCCTGCTCCGCCCGCATCACCGTCGACACGCACACCCCCGCCTCACGCGCGGCACGCCGCAGCGGCCACCTCCGGGCCGCGCGCAGCCGGTACAGGGCGGCGCCGAACGCGGCGAGCGTCTCAGGCGGCACGAGGCGCCTCCGCGGCCTGCGCCACCGCCGCCACCCGGGCCAGGACCCCCGCAGCGGGACGGTACCGGCCGGCCTCCCACGACGACAGGGTGTTCTGCGCGACGCCCAGCACGGCGGCGAGCCCCGCCTGGGTCATTCCCGCCTGGTGCCGCATCTCGCGGATCCGCCGGCCGGACCCGGGCCCGGCGCGGGCCAGCCCGGCCGGCCGCTGCTCCCGCCGCGCCTCAGCCTGCCTGCATGGCCGGCACGCCCACCCGGGTCCTTCGCGCCGGTAGTGGCGGCGGGCCGCGGCCAGGGTGCCGTGCGGCGCGCGTACGGGGCGCCCGGGGCGGGCGCACAGGCATTCGATGCCCAGGTTCAGGCACAGGCAGTCCCCGGTCACGGCAGCTCCGCCAGTTCCGTCACCGGCCGGAGGACCGGCGACGGCTCACGCGGGTACTCCGCCAGCAGGCCCGCGACGATCTCCGCGTCCCGCTCCTGCTCGCACCGGCGGCCGTGCTCGACCGCGGCGAGCTCGAAGTCCTCGGCGGGCCGGCCGTTCAGCAGCGCGTCACCCATCGCCGGTCCCCAGCGCTAGCGTCGCCGCGTTCTCGTCAAAAGGCTCGTCCTGCGCGATCACGCCGAGGTGCACCAGGATCGCCTTGATGCGGTGCTCGATCGCGTACGCCTCACGCCACGTCTCGTCGATGACGTCCTGAAGCTTGCTGATCACCTCGTGCTTGGTGTCCAGCTCGGCCAGGGCCGCCCGGCCGGCCTCTCGTAGTTTCGCCGGGTCTAGTTGAGTTTTCATGTCCCCTCGTCTCCTTTCGGCTGCAGCGCGGACGCGCACAGCCCGGCGGCCACCACGACCGCGCACACCGCCAGCAGCCACGCCAGCATCGGCCACCCCTGCGGCCCGGCCCACGCCCAGAGCACCGGCGCGACGAAGGCCAGGAGCAGGACGGTCCCGAGCGCGGCCCAGAGGACGCCGCGGGCCACCGCGACGGCGGTCACGACGCGGCTCCGGCCGGGACATCGTGGCACTCGCACTCGCACGTGTCCGGTGTCGGGCACTGGCGGACGGGGAGACCCTTCGCCGGTTCCCGGGCGACGCCGCTCACCATCTGGACCATCGCCCCGATCTCCCGGTCCCGGTAGTCGTTGTCGCACCAGCCGCGCCAGCACAGCACGCTGAACTGGCGCCGCTCAGGCGAGTGGGCATCGTAGGCGTACGGGTGAGGGATGATCTGGCGGGTCACGGCGGTTACGGCATTCTTTTCCGCGGCGTCCATAACGCGGCGCTCCTGACGGGGATATGGCTTTCGCATCTATTGCGGTCCCATTTATGAATGACCGACCGGCAGCGAGGACAAATGCGGTGCTGTCGTAGGAGCTTGCCGTCCGGGTGGCAGGCGCAGCGAACGGGACCGCCGGGTGTATTCAGGTGCCGGGTTCGTTTATCGCATTGCCCGCACCATTCGGGGGGCTGGCCGCCATCCCGGTTTTCCGTCGTGCCTGTGGACAACTTTGCCCCCCTTCCAGGTGCAGGTGTGCGGACGGCAACCTCGAGTTGTGGCTTGGGTAGGTGGTTTAGGTACTGGTATGGGTGGGGTGATCTGAGATCACCTGTTCCGTGCACTGAGATCACCTGTTCCGAGCATTCAGATCACCTGATCTGAGATCACCTGATCTGAGATCACCTGATCCGTTGAAGTTATCCACAGGGTGGCGGTAGTCCGGGTCAAGCATCGGGATCATCGCCAAAGCGTCCGCCGGCACCGTCAGCCGGTACACGTCCGCCATTCCCCGCCGCCCCTGCAAACGCCCCTCCGAATACCGCCATATCAATCCCCATTCCCTTATCTGAGCCAGCGCCTTCATTACCGTCCGCTTGTCCAGCTGCCCGGACACGGCGGCCAGGATCTCGTTTCCCGGGCGTATTTCCGCACCCGTGGAATAGTCCGCGAAATACGCGGCCATAACGCCGGTGAGCTTCACTGAGGGCGGCGCGATCACCCGGGCCCACACGTTCATCCACTCGCGCGGGCCGACCGCCATGAGCCCTGATGGCGGCTCGGGTGGCATGGTCACTCAACGGTCCCCCGTCTCCTCAGCTAGCGGATGGGCACGTGCAGGTGGAACCCGGCCGGGACAGTGCTGAGCTCAGCCCTGGCCCCGGCCGGTCGCTCTCCCCGTGTAGTCATGTCAGTTGAACCCCTCGATGAACTTCCGCAGCTCGGCTGGCGAGTCGAGGTGGCCGCCCATGGCGAGCATCATCATCAGCTCCATGCCGCTGTGGCCTCTCGTCTCGGGGTGCTTGCTCAGGTCCGACCCGAGGGACGCCATCGCGTTGGCCACGTCGCCCATGTCGGCGTACTCCAGGGCGCGTTCTTTGCACCAGGCCAGGTGCTCGGCGCGCGTCACCACGCCGCCGTCCCGGCCCAGGCGAGTACCGCCGCCACGGCCAGGGCCGTCAGCGACAGGCTCCCGGCCATGGCCCGGCTGCAGCGTCCCCTGAGCGCGGCCCACCCGGCGCCGGCCGCGATGCTCGCGGCGGCCCAGGCGAGCAGCCACAGGATGATGGCGAGCGCCTTCACGTCCGGGTCCTCTCCGGGGCGGCTGGCAGCCGCCAGGCCCGGACGGCGGCGGTGAACGCGCGCATGTCGTCGCGGTCGAGGGGGTCGACCTCGCTGCCGGGCGGGGGGCATCCGCGGCAGCGCCAGGCCCACCTGACGCGGAGGATGGCGGTGGCGATGCGGCCGCGGCCGTCCAGGACGTCCCAGGCGTAGGCGCCGCATCCGGCGAGGATCACGCCGACGGCGGTGTAGGCGGTGGCGGTCATGACGCAGCCGCCAGCGCCACGGCGAGCCGCTCGATGTCCCTGGCTGCCGCCCAGCAGGCGGCGATGTACAGTTGGCCGAACTCCTCGGCCTGGACGCAGCCGAGCTCGACGGCGCCGCTGGTGCGCGTGCGCAGGGTCCGCAGCGTCACCGCGCCGTGGTCGACGCCGACGATGACGATGCGGCCCTGGTCGTCTTCCAGGCGGCCGATCTCGCGGACATGCGGATCACTCATCGCCGCCGGCCGCCTTCTCCGCTTCGGGCAGCTGGCCGGTGGCGAGCAGCTCGACGAGCGCGCCCCGGTCGGGCGCGCCCTTGCCGTCCGTGCACCGGTCGAGCAGACCCCTGATCCGCGCGGCCTCGTCCTGGGTGAGGTGGCCCGGCTCGCCGAGGTCGCGCCCGGAGAGCTTCTCCAGGGTGCCGAGGCGGTTCTCGTCGCCGACGCCGAGCTTGCCGAGCCGCTGGCCGAGCATGCTGAGCTGCCCGCTGGTAGCGCGCGGCGGCGGCCGCGGCTCGTCGTCAGGCTGCGGCGGAGGCGGCTGCGCACCCCGAGGAGAGGCAGCCCCGGCAGCCCTGGGGTCGCTCTGCGTCCTGTCCGGCCGGCCCCCGTCACCGGCGAGCGCACGCCCCGGGCCGGCCTGGGTGTCATCCTCCGCCGCAGGTCCGCGGCTGATGATCTCGCCGGCGGTGACGCGGCCGCGGGGCGGGACGAGCGGCGCGTCCTCCTGCTGCGCGGGCATGGTGTCGTCGAGGTAGATGCCGCTGAAGTCCTGCGGGAACGCCTTGCGGTACACGTCGGCCTCGGTGCACTTCTCGAGCATGTGGGACTTCTTGGCCGCCCACTGGGCGATGAGGCCGCCGTCGCTGCCTGTCTGCGCGTACTCGCGGAACTGGAGCACGGAGGTGTAGGGCGTCTCGGTGCCTTCGCTGTCCTTGACGGTGTAGGTGAGCTCGCAGGCGGCGGGCGGGTCAGGCCGTACCCACACCTTGTGCTCGTTGCCGTCGCCGTCGTACCAGGTAGCGCGGCTGAGTGTTCCCCGGACGCCGTAGCGGCGCTCGGCGCGGTCGCGGATGACGCGCCAGCCCTCGATGCCGGTCTGGATCGTCCACTTCGTGCGCCAGTTCTGGGTGCCGGGCACCTTCTCCCGGCGCGGGATCATGTAGATCTGCCGGGCGAACGGGTCGAGGCCGGTGCGCTGTGAGACGTGGAGGAACACGGACCGGTCGCCGTCGCTCGCGTCGGCCAGGCCGAGCTGCCCGAGGGCGGCGAGCTGCGTGGGATCCCATGAGATCTGGCCGGGCTGGATCGCCAGCGCCGTGGCGGTCGCGCCGTGGTGGTTGATGTCTAGTGCGGTGCTGGTCATTTCAGTAGTCCCCCTCGGTGCGTGCCGCCCATGGCGGCAGCGTGATCAGCTCGATGTCGTCGGTGTAGCCGGGCCAGACGCCGGCCTGGGTGCAGTCCCGCCAGATCTCGCAGGCGTCCCGGTTGCGGGCCCGGCCGGCGCGGATCGCGTCGTCGTCGAGCTCGGCGATGGTGATGAGGTATGGCGCGGTCTTCTCCTGGAACACGAACAGGAACGCCGGACCGAGGTCGTAGAACTGCTCGACCGCATCGATGTACCAGGCGGCCTGCATGTGGTAATTCAGGTTCGCGACCGTCTTGCGGATCGCGGCCGGGCTGGCGTCGGTCGTGGTCTTGTAGTCGGCGACGAGGAAGCGGCCGCCGATATTGCGCGGATTCAGGATCCAGTCGAGCCGTGCCCGGCGCCAGATCCCGAACTCGTCGTCCTGCCAGAACATGGATTGCTCGGCGGTGCCGCGCGCCGGGTCGAACAGCTGCCCGGCGACGGGATGCTCGCGGATGGCGGCTTCCATCGCCACCACTTCGCAGAACTCGTCGGTGAGCATCGGGACGCGCCCGGCAGCGCGGCTTGCTTTCCGCTTGTCCTGCGCGGCCTTGGTCTGCCAGTTCTTAGCGTCGATGATGTCGATCGGTGGCCCGGTGCCGAGGACGAGCTTGTGCGCGGCGGTGCCGAAGTCGAACTCCGCCGACACCTTCGGGTGGTCGCGCCGGTAGCGGTACAGGGCGGGACACGACGGGGGCAGCAGGAGCTTAGCGCCTGATGCCGACAGTGACCCGCCGGGCACGGGGTCGGCGTGGTAGGCGGCCTCGTCCAGGCCGTCGTAGACGCCGGGCTCGCCGACCACGACCCCGGCCTCGATGACGGTCATCAGTTCATCTCCGAGATCAGCTTGACCGCGAGGTCGCACCATTCGCGGGTGCCGGTCGCGACCTGCATGTAGGCGTTCTCGAACTGGTCGGCGAGGTCGGCGGCCTCGGCGTGGTCGGGGCAGAGTTCCGGGCCGCAGTCGGCGCAGTCGCCGGCGATGCGCTCGCGGAGGTCGAGGGCGCTGTAGGCGAGGCCGCCGAGGATCCTGACCCGCAGCGGGTCGGGGGCGGCGGGCGCGGCGTCCCAGGGCGTCATCATGTCGGGCCAGCTCACCGGGTCACCTCCGGCGGGTGTTCGTGATCACAGCCGTCGCAGTCGCCGGGCTGCCAGTACCGCTCGACGGACGACCGGGGCCACCGGGCCAGGATGTGCCCCTGGCCGTCGCACGATGCGTGACTCTTCTCGTGGCCGGTGTCCTGGGTGCAGATGAAGTCGCCGTCGCGTTTCGGGATCGCCAGGACGGCGCTCCCGTCGATGTACGCGGTCACCGCGCTGCCGCGCTGGCTTACTGCGCGGCATACGCCGCCGTGGCTGGTCATGGCGTCGCCGCCTGTCCCCGGGCGTACGCGGCGGTCTGCAGGGTCGCGTCCATCAGCCCGTACGCCACGGGCTTCGGCGCTGTCCCGCCGGCGATCTTGTCGGCGGCCCATTCGGCGGCGGCCTCGTTCCGGGCGGCGAGGTCGCGGAGCAGGGCGACGGCCTCGGCGAGCAGGGCGATGGTGTCCCGGGCGAGTGTCACGGCGGGCTCGTCCCGGGCCAGCGCCACGGCCTCCTCGTCTGTGACGGTCATCGTGCACCACCGGGTAGGTCGCGGTGCGTCTCCATGAGCTGGCGGTGCCGTTCCATGAACTCGTGATGCTCGCGTGCGCGGCGGATCCGGATCGTGCCGATGTGGAAGTTGACCACCCCGGCTATGAAGGTGATGCCGTTGAGCCAGACGATCCCCCCAGGGGCCTGCAGGTCCCAGACGGTCAGGCCGATGGCGAGCAGGATGAAGCCGATGCCGATGGCCCGGCCGATCCAGCCGGGGCGCGTGCTTTCCAGGTTGCTCATCGCGTACCCGCCTGCGTGTCCTTGAGGATCTGGATGCTGATGGCGCGGCCGGTCCTCAGGTAGTCGTGGGACGTGAGCATGACGTCGACGGCCAGGACCGTGCCGGGGCAGTCGCACCGGTCGCCGGTGCCGTCGTCGTGCCGCATGCAGATCCCGCCGTCGGGCCACCGCACCTCGAGCTGTCCCTGCCGGGCTTTCCACGCGGCGTCCTGCTGGCAGGGCGGGCAGGTGAGGATGATGTCGGTGTCGTATTTCCACCCGGCCTGGGCGGCGAGCCAGTTGACGTGCCCGATGATCCGGGTCCGCTCGAGTATCCCGTCGGGGACCGGCGGGGGCGTGCCGCAGTGCCCGCACGGCAGGGGGGCGAGTTTCGGCCCCCACGTCTCGTCGTGGGTGAGGGCGTCGCCGATGGCGGGGGCGAGGCGGCCGATGGCGGGCATGGGCCCGGTGGTGGCGGCGTACCCGGCGGGGGGCGGTGGCTGCGGGGGCTGGTAGCGGGGCTGGGCGCGGAGCCGGGCGGCCGGCTCGGCGGCCGGGGCCGGGTAGACGTCGTGCATGCGCTCGCGGAGTTCGGTGTCGCTCGTCTCGGGAAGGCCGATGTCCGACGCGCCGGTGAAGGTGATGGTGGTGCCGTCGTAGTCGGCGGGCTGGACGCGGTCGAGGATGTCGGTGTCGGCTTCGCTGGTGCCGGGGATGTCGCCGGTGAGGGCGAGGCGAGCATGGCCGCGGGGGCGGCTGCGGCGGCGGAACGGGAGGTTCATGCCGCCACCTCCGCGCGCTCGGTCACGTCGAGGTGGAGGTCGGACATCTCGGCGGAGATGATCGTGAGCGCGCGCATCATCTCGATATCGGCCGGCTGCGGGTCACGGGCGACGACGAAGCGGGCGGCGTCATAGGAGCGCTTGCATGAGCGGGCCAGCTTGAGCCGCAGTTCTTTCCGCTCCATGCGGCTCAGCGGGTCGGCCCAGCAGGTGTCGGTCGTCGTCGTCATGCTGCCGGCCTCGTTTCCGGCTGCGCGCCGGGGTGACCGGGGGCGCGGTCGTCCGGGGGCGCGGTCGTCCGGCCCGGTCATGCCGGGGTGGTCGTGCCAGCCGGGCGGGTCGTCGGCGCCGGTGGCGTAGGGCAGGCCGCGTTCGGCGCGGATGGCCTCGGCGGCGGGGCCGTAGCCGATCACAGTCCCTGCCCCTTGGCCTCGACCCAGCTAGCGAACATCGCGGTGCACTGGATCAGCTCGATCTCGAACTCGTCGGGATCCGGCTCGTTGCCCAGGGCCAGCTCATTCAGCCACCTGGCCACTTCTCCGACCTCTTCGGCTGCGATCGCCAGCCTGCGCTCGTCGCTGATGCTGCAGAGCATCGACTGGCCTTTCGGCCCGTGTTTGAGGTGCGCCCGGGTGGCTTCGGCCTGGACCGCGCTCAGCGTCAGGTCTGATAGCACCAGGGCTGGCGTGTGTGTCATTGAGTCGTATCCCTTCGATTTGTTATTCTGTGAGCGAGACGTATCCCGCTCGTTGGCCCGGTCGTGTTCGGCGGCCGGGCCGTTTTTTGCGTCTAGGCGGCCGTGACCTGGGGCGGTGCGGCGATGTCCGCGATGCCGAGGCCGAGGACCCTGGCGATGCGGCTGGCGGTCACGGGGTCGATGGGGCCGCCCCTCTCGGCCCGCCTGACGGTCTGGGCGTCGCAGCCGACCTTGGCGCCCACCTGAGTGGCCGAGAGGCCGAGGTCGACGCGGAGGCTGCGGATCTTCGGGCCGTCCGTCTTGAATCCGGGCGGGCGTCCTGTGCGCTTGGGCATGTGACGAAGATAGGAGAGAACAGGAGCCGGCGTCAATAAGAAATGCGGAAGAAGCCAGAAAACTTACCTAGCCAGGAGGCGCGCAGAAACGCGCGAAAAGCCGGCTAACCTGCTCCTTCCTGCTCTGTCCTGCTAACGTTGAGGTTGCTTGACGGCAACCTCCTGACCAGTCAAAGTCATGCATGGGGGACGGGACTTCCCGCAAAGGGGACAGCATGGAATCAGACCGACGGCCCGTCATCCGCGGCCCCGAGGACGCCTGGAAGCGGCTCGGCGAGCTCCTCCAGCTCCGCCGGGGCGAGCTGGGCTACCGCCGGCGGCCCGCGTTCACCCGCGAGCACGGCATCAACATCCGCCTCGTCACCGACATCGAGAACGCCTACCGGCCCAACACGTTCCTCACCCCGACGCTGCGCGAGATCGCGGCGGCGTACGCCGTCACCTATGACTCGATGGTCGCGGTCATCCTGGGGCATGACGACGAGCTGATCGCGGTTAAGCCGGACCGCCTCACGGCCGGCCCGGACGGCTGGCACCCGCCGATAGCCGACAGGGCCCGGCGGGACGCCGACGCGCCCTACGCCATGGAGATCATGGAGCGGCTGCTGGCCCTGGCCGACAGCGGCACCATCGACCCGTCCGGCGCCCAGGTGTTCCCCGACGCCCCCGGCGACGCGAAGGCGTGGGACGGCATCGGCGCCCGGCTGCCCGTCCGCGACCGGGTGTGGTTCATCGCGGACCTGCGCCGCCTCGCCGACGGCCGCGACGGCAACTCCGGCACGGGCGTTACCGGTGCGTAGGACCGCAGCTACGTTACGTGCTGGTGCGCGTGTGACGCCAGCGCAGTACGCTCGTCATGGTTATTGAATACAACCCGCCGTACCGCTTGCGCATGTGCACGTGCATCAAATATGACGGTACGCAGGGAACTAATCGCGGAGCGATTACGGACGCCAGCCGCAGGCGGACCGGCCTGGGACTCCGGGTGCGGCCTGGCGCTGGGAGGAAACGACAATGGCCGAACCTGCACGCCCGGACGAGCCTGACCCGGGACCGCCCGGACGGGGCTCGCGGAAATCCGACGCTCTCTCACCCGGCTGGGCCGACGTCCGGGATCTCATCATCACGAACAGCGCCGCGGCCGCCCTGGCCGTGGCCGGGCTGGCCCGCGACCCGGGCAGCCCCGCCGCCCTGGAGATGGCCGCGCTGACCCGCGCGGCCTTCGAGCGCGCGGTCGAGATCGCCCGCCGGTGGGCGGTCGACGAGGCGGTCCTGTCTGCCGAGCGGCAGCGGGCCTACGCCCTGGGCGTCGCCGACTGCAAGGCCGCCCGGTGCCGCCTCGGGGTGATCGACGGCGGCCTGGCCGCCGGCCCGCACTAGCCTTCCAGCGCCTCGGTCAGCTTGGCGAGCAGCTCGCCCTCGGTGCGGCCGCTCGCGTAGCCGTACCCGCAGTCCAGGCTCACCGTCGCGTGCCAGACGCCGTCGACGGCGCACGGCGGCCAGGACACCTCCGGGTGGCGCTCCAGGAACTCGCCGACCGATACCGCGTTCTCCCCCATGCGCGCACCGTAAGCACATCAGGAGACGGACGGCAAGTATCTCCGGATACGGGCATGTCCCGCCGGCCGTCCTGCGGGACATCGTGGCGTCGGTGTTACCCGGACGGCCGGCGGTCGCGCGCCGCCAGGGACTCGAACCCCGGACCCGCCCCTGAGAGGGAGGCTGCTCTGTCCGCTGAGCTAACGGCGCCCGCGCCCGCCCGGGGTGTGAGCCGGGCGGGCGCTGTTCAGATGCACCGCGCGGCCGCCGTGCCAATTGCAGACCGCACTTGAACGCAACATAGCACGCTGTAGCTGGCCTGTCACGCGCCGGGTATTCAGGCGGACCTGAGACCCGCCAGGAACGCCACCCAGACCACCGGCCCGAACACCAGCACCGTCCCGTCCGGGTCCTGCGAGTCGCGCACAGCGACGCCCTCGCCGTCACTGGCGACCTCCGTGCAGTTGCCGTTCGCGAAGCTGTGCGAGCTCTTGCGCCATCCGTTCACGGTGACCACCTCCGCCCACGGACACTAACATTCAGTGACTAGCTTGTCACGCGCCCGGCGGTGGCGTACCGTCTCAGCATGGCCAGCAGCAAGGGCTACGGGCGCCGCGGCTCGAACCGGCTCGCCGACATGTCGCTCCCGGCCGAGGAGCGGCGGGCCCGCAAGACCACCCGGACGTCACGCAAGCCGGTCCCCGCGCAGATGGACCACGGCACCAGCCCGGCCGGTCGGCGCAAGCGGCGCGCGGGCGAACGGGCGATGGAACGGGCGCGGCGCGAGGCTAGTCCTGCGGACGCCGGCCCGGCTTCCATTCCGGATCCACCACGGCCATGATCGCCCGGACCTCGGCGCGCAGCCGGCGGTTACGCCAGATGCGCCACGGCTGACGGCGGATCGCGTCGGCCCGGTTGCCGAGCTCGCGCTGCGCGTCCCGCTGGATCTGCTGCCATTCCCTGCTGCGGTTCACCGCCGGACATCCTCCAGGGCCCGCTGGATGAGCGCCTCGGCGTCGGCCCCGGTGCCCGCGGCATTCCTCAGCGCGCCGAACGCCCCGAGGTACACCGCCACCTTGGCGGGATCGGTGATCTCGTCTTCCCCTGAGATCGACTCCACGACGATCAGGTCATCGTCGTAGACGCGGAAGCCGCCGATCGAGTAGGCGGGTATCCGCTGGCCGAACCCGATCACGCCGAGCTCGACGGCTGGCAGCCGGGAGACGGCCAGGAGCTTGTCAAGCTGCCCGGCCATGGTCTCCGGCGTGGTCACCAGGACCCGCAGTGCCGCCTCGGACAGCACCACCTGCACGCGCCTGTCCCGGCCGTAGAGGATCTCCTGCCGTCGCAGCCGCCCGGCGATCTTGTCTTCCACCTCGGCATCATCGGAGCCCCATGCGCGGGGTCCGGACGAGACGCTGAGAACCTCGCGGGCGTAGTCCGCGGTCTGCAGGATGCCGGGGACGACGGCGACCTCGAACTCGCCTATCCGCGCGGACTGCTCCTCGATGGCCCGCACCCGGTCCTCGTACGCGGCGGCGCCGCCCTTGCGCCCGAACGCGGTGCTGAACGCCTGCTCGGACTTCGCCTCGGCGAGCATTTCCAGCAGCTCCCCGGCTGCCGCCCCGGCCCCGGTCGCCTCGGCCCACGCCTTGATGTCCTCGTCGGCCGGCAGGAGGTCGCCGTGCTCGATCTTCCAGACACGGGACTGGACGACACCCATTCGCTTGGCTAGTGCGTTGCCTGACAACCCCGCCACGGCCCGCAGTCCGGTCAGCCGTGTGGCGAGGGCTGCGCGAGCGGCGCGGCCGGGCTGGGAGGGCGGGATCGTCAAGGCAGGTTCCTCACTGCGCCAGTCGGCGCTGCAGGTCGGGGCGGGAAGTGATGTACGAACCCCACGGGGTGGCGCGGTGCAGGGCGGCGTCGCGCGCCTGGCAGGCTTCCACGATCAGGGCCGGGTCCGTGACGCGGCTCGCGCCGATCCACGTACCGTCCGTTTCGTCGTAGCGCATCATGTAGAGCTTGCTGGAGTCGAACAGCCAGAAGTCGGCGTGGGGGATGCCGCCCGGCCACTCACGCGGTCCGGTGGGGATGATGCGGATGTCTTCCCCGGCGGTCACGTTCGGCGCGTACCCGTCGGTGAGTTCTTCCTGCATGGCGATGGTGAGCGGCTCGGCGATGACATGGACGCGCTGGTGGGTCTTTCCCCAGCGGCGGTTTGCCTTGAGCAGGGCGACCCACTGGTCGTCTCTGGCGGTGCCGGCGTAGTGCTGGAGATGCTCTAGCCGGAACGCCGAGTAGGAGAACGTCTCGAACTGTGCCTGCAGTTCGGCGAGGGTGACGGGCTCTGAGGCCGGGCGGGTGACTAGATCCGCGATCAGGGCTGCTTCCACGATCTCGCGGCGGATCACCCCGACTACCTCGTCCTGCGCGATGCGATCAGCGAGTCGGGCGCGTAGTCCGTCGCTCGCCTGCTTGCCGACGATCGCGAGTTCTTCGGGCTGCAGGTCGGGGTCGTCGTCGTAGACGGCCGGGCAGGTGCCGCCGCTGCAATCCTGCCTGGCGAGCATCCGTGGGTGCATGGTGCGGTCCTTCCTATCCATGGATTATCCACACCAGCATCGGGCCGCTGACCCCGGAGGGTCAAGCCGCCCGTGACGTGAGCGGACCGCACCATGCACTTGACCTGAGTGTCTACCTGCTATCCAAAAATAAACCATTTGAAGGGTTGACGCTAGGTTTAACGCTTGGTTAACTCAGGAGCGTGGAACCGGAAACCGTGAAAGACGCTGAACTCGTGCTGCTGAGGCCCTGCGTGGCCGCCAGCAGGATCGGGGTCGCCGTCTGCACCCTGGCGCACTGGCACCGGGCGGGCAAGATCACCGCCCACCTCACGAAGGGCGGCCAGCGCCGCTACCCGGAATCCGAGATCCGCGCGCTCACCGAGGCGGCGGCATGATGCCCGCCGCACATGAAAGCGAGCCCGGTGCCGCTAGCACCGGACTCGCCCTCAGCGATCGTTCCAATCCCCTTGGAAGGCCTCACAGCCATGAACACCGTACACCAGCCCCCCGACAATCCCGCCGGCCCGCTGGCCGAGCCGGGCACCATCCCGTACTTCCGCCGCTGCGCCGAGGTCGACGCGGCGGTCAGGCTCGAGGCCGCCCTGCGCGGCCTGCCGCCGGACCCGCTGGCCGCATGAGCCCGGCCGGGCGCGCGGGCGGTCCTTCCCCGGCGCCCGCGCGCCCGGCGCACGGCCGCGCGGTCGCAGGGGCACCGCGCGGCACCGGGGAAAGGCGGCCGGCGTGATCACCGCGGCCGTCCTCGCCACCGCGGCGGGCCGCCATCCGGCTCCCTGGACCGGCTGGGTGATCGTCATCCTCGCCGTGGCGGGGATCCTGCGCTGGTTCGTCCGGCTGCTGAAGGGAAAGAAATTATGTCCGCCAACCGTGACGGCTGGATCGTCATCGTCCTGCTCGTGCTTGCCATTGCGGCGGCGCTGCTGCTGGCCGCCAGGAACAGGCGGCGCCGGTGAACACGAAGCTCGGCGCGTCGGTGGCGGTCGTCGGCCTGTTCCTGTACGTCACCCACGGCCATCATCTGCCCAGGCTGCCCGCGGTCACGACAGCCGCGCATGTCCGGGGCGGGACGCTCGGCTGCGCCGGCCTCGAACGGCTCTGGGAGCAGGCCGGCGGGTCACCCGCGGCCGCCGCCACGGCCGCCTCGGTGGCCATGGCCGAATCCGGCGGCAGGCAGTACGCGTCCCTGCACAACACCAACGGGACGACGGACCGCGGCTACTGGCAGGTCAACTCCGTCCACGGCTCCCTGTCCGCGTTCGGCGCCCGCGCCAACGCCCGCGCTGCCGTCCGGATCAGCCGCGACGGCTCCGACTGGACACCGTGGGTCACCTACAACACCGGCGCCTACCGCGGGCGCTGCTGACAAGGAAGGACTTCCTGCCATGAACACCCAGACGCTGACGGCTTTTCTCCCGCTCGCCGTGATCGCCCTCGTGCTGTGGGCGCTGGCCAAATGGGCGGCGCCCGCGTGGGCGCTGTTCCTGGCGGTGCTCCTCGGCGTCGTCCTGTCCGGCACCATCATCGGCCCGGACATCAGCCATCTCCTGTCGCAGATCAGCGGCGGGCGTCTCCACTAGGAGGAAACCAGTGATCACCCATCTCGCCGCTATGGCGGCACACTGCAACACCGGCTCGTGGGCGCAGCAGTGGCAGTGCAAGTGGAACGCCGGATACCACCAGCCGGTGAACGCCACGGCGGCCCGGGCCGGTTTCGACTTCGGCCACAACGCGCTCCCCGTGCTGATCATGATCGTGTTCGTGCTCCTGGTGGTCAGGGCCAGGCGGCGCAGGAAGGCCGGCGGCCGCAAGGTTGAGCCAGCGGCGAGGGCATGGAAGCCCGCGAAGATGCCAGTACGCCGCAGTGAAAGCTGAGCTCGCCCCGCGTGACCCGGCGGTCCTGGAAGGGCAGGTCGTCAGCGAGCCGCCCCGGTCCGCGCCGCTGCGCGTCATCAGCGTCGTCGCCCGCCACGAGGGCACTCGCGCCGCCGGGCGCAACCTGATGTACATCCCGCTCGGCGCGGCCGTCGTCACGAAACGGCTATGGGATTCCCGCACAGCCGGGCGGTACGAACGGTGGATCCGCGCCGCCGAGACATCGGGGAACCTCGACGCCGCCCTCGAGTGGGAATCCCGTCTCGCCGCGTTCCGCAAGGACCGCCACGAACGCCGCGTCGACATGTTCGAGGTCCCGGCCCGGCTGCTGCTCCAGCTCCCGAAGCTGGTGTTCAGCGTGTTCCTGATCCTGGCCGGGACCGGCACGCTGCTGGCCATCGCGACCGGGCACCTGGCCAAGGCTGCCGTCCCCGTCGAGGTCGCCGCCCGGTTCGCCGAACTGGTCGTGATCGCGGTGTCCGTCGCGTGGGGTCCGTTCCTGCTCGCAGCGCCGTGGGTCGCGGCCGCCGCCCTGTACTGGGCGGGCCGCGCCGCAGCCGGCACCGCGATGGCCCCGCAGTGGGCGGCCACCTCAGCCGGCCCGGACACTGACGTGTCCATCGACGAGACCACCATCACCCGGGCGCTGGACGCGCTCCGCATCCCGCAGATCACCGGCTACCTGAAAGAGGGGGTGCCGATGCAGTACCTGACCCCGTGCCGCCGCGACGGCCGCGGCACCCACGCCATCATCCGGCTCCCCGCCGGGGTGCCCGCCGAGCGGATCGCCCGCCGCCGCGCCGACCTGGCCACCGGCCTGTTCCGGCTAGCCAAGGAAGTATGGCCCGTCACCGGCGATGAGGCAGGGATCCTCGACCTGTGGATCGCTGACAAGGGAGCGCTCGAGGAAGGCGCGGGGCCGTACCCGCTGCTCGGCGACGGGTTCACCGACGTATTCAGGGGACTGCCGTTCGGGAAGGTACTGCGCGGCGACCCGATCCGCGTCCCGGTGACCGGCCGGAACACGATCTGCGGGGGGATGCCCGAGCAGGGCAAGTCCAGCGCGGCCCGCGTCATAGCGTGCGGCTACGCCCTCGACATCACGACCGAGCTGCGGATCCTCATCCCCGATACGAACTTCGACTTCGAGGTCATGGAACGGCGCTGCTCCCGGTACGTCATGGGCGCCGAAGACGAGTACATCGAGCAGATCCTCGGCGAGCTGGAGGAGCTGAAAGACGAGGTGCAGGCCCGCGGGCAGCGGCTCGTCGACCACGAGGCGCCGGAGGTGACGCGCCAGCTGGCCAGCGCCGGGGTCGGCCTGCACCCGATGCTCGTCCTGCTGGAAGAGGCCCACGTCGCGATCCAGCACAAGAAGCACGGCAAGGACATCAGCGCCCTGCTCTGCGACATCGTGAAGCTGGACCGCAAGCGCGGCATCCACCTGATGGTCTCGACGCAGGCGCCCACCAAGGACAGCATGCCGCGGGACGTGACCCGGAACTGCTCCAACGGCATCGCGTTCGCGGTCGGCGACCACGTGGCTAATGACGCCCTGCTCGGCCAGGGCGCCTACGCGGGCGGCCACCGGGCCACGGAGCTCATCCCGGGCACGGACCGGGGGACCGCGCTGGTCAAGGGGTTCTCCGGGCAGCGGTCGGAGATCGTGCAGGTGCATTTCCTGCCGGTGGCCCGCGGCAATGACCAGGTGACGCCGCTGATCGGCCGGTCCCTTGACGAGATGGCCCGGCAGGGCCGCGGCGTGCCCGGCAGCGGCAGCCGCCCCCGCGCGATCGAATCCAGGGACCTGCTCGACGACCTCGACGAGGTTCTCGGCCATGAGCGGGTCAAGCTCCGCGACGCTGTCGGCTTGCTGCGGGCGCTCGCACCCGGGTGGGGGGCCTACCGGCAGATGACGGCGAAGCAGCTCGGCGAGCAACTGGCCGATCGCGGCGTGCGGACGGTGAACTCCAGCGGCACGCCGTACCTGGACCCGGCAGACCTGCGCGGCACCATCGCGCGGCTGTCGACCCTGGATCTAGACGAGGAGTGAGGCCGCCATGCGGTCAGTGACTTTTCCCACCGGGCGCCACGGCGGCATCACCTGGCCGCTGGCCTGCGGAAATGAGGTAAGTGAGGTCGCCGGCACCAGTGAGTTCCACTGGCCGTCCGCCTGCCGGGCGCTGCCCCGTATAGACGCGGGATCTAACCTCACCGCCTCCGATAGAGGCCGCTGATGATTCATAATCATGCTGCCCTGGTCGTGGCGCTGGCCGCCGCCGCCGTGCTGCTGCTCGTCTCCCGCCGACCTCGCGAAGCCGGGCCCGTCTACGTCACGCGCAGGTCACCCGTAGCCGGACTGGGAATCCTGCTCGCGGGCCTCGGCGCCTTCATCTACGCCCGCAAGTACCTCGCGCCGCACACGGCCAGCACGCCAGCGCCCCGGCCCTCCGTCGTTACCCAGCAGGTAACCAGGTACGTACCGCTGCATAACTGGCCCGTCAGCGGCCTCGAGCTGACCCTCCTCGGCCTCGGCGTTCTCGCTGCGGCCATCCTGATCGTCCGGCTGATCGGCCGGTACTTCGGGCGCTGACACGCGCCCTCAACCGAAAGGGAAATGATCATGAGGAAAGCCAAGTACAGCCGCATTGACCGGTCCACCGGCCGCAATAAGCGGGACAAGTGCACGCAACGCAAGACCCACGGCGGCCCGCCTCGCCAGATCGGCACCGGCAAGATCATCAGCCGGGTCGCGTGGCGCCGCGCCAAGAAGACACGCCGCAACGGATGAAAACGGGAGCGTGCCCGCGATATTCAGGGTCAGGCGCGGCAGCAGGGCGCGCTACCTGCCACTTCTTCGCCAGCATGCCTCCTGCTGAGAGGCTGGCAGGAGCTGCCTGCTGCCTCATCGCGATAGTCATCATCATGATCTACCTGCGCTCGGGCGAGTTAGGCCGCCCTCGCCGGTTACGTTCACGCAACTACCCCGCGGCAGCCACGACCAGGAGCCAGCATGACAACCATGGGACGCCATTCACCCCCGATCGACGGCGCCATCGCGAACGGCCACCAGCTGGTCCCGCTCGCCATCGCGCCCGCCATGCAGGGCCGCCAGGGCGGCCCCGTGTCGTCATGGCCGCAGCAGGACGACCCAGGACGCTGGCAGCGTGTCGCGTCCGCCCGCCACGCTGTCACCTCGCACCGCGGCTGGCTGGCCGCCGTCCCCATCGTCCTGGTCAACGCCGTCGCGTTCGCCGGCCAGCTGGCGTTCCTCCGCGTCCACCTGCCGTGGCCCGCGGAGGGTCAGGTGCTGGTGGCTGTCACCCTGGAGTCGGTGGCTGTCTACCTGGCGTGGCAGGCGCACCTGGCGCTGACGGCTGGTGACAGCGCGCTGCGGCTGCGGCTGGCCGCCTATTCGTTCGCGCTGGTCATCGGCGTCATGAACTACTCCCATTACATGGCGGCGGGGTGGCGGCCGACGTTCGCGGCAGTGACGTTCGGGCTGATGTCGGTGTCGTCTCCGTGGCTGTGGTCGGTGCACTCGAGGCGGGTGTCGCGGGATGCGCTGATGGCCGCTGGTGACATTGATCCGCATGCTGTCCGGCTGGGGGCGACGCGGTGGCTGTGGCACGGGTACCGGTCGGCCCGGGTCATGCGGGCGGCGACGTGGGCCGGTGAGGTTAACCCGGCGAGGGCCATCGCCCTGGTATACCCGCCCGCCCTGGTGACAGGGGGTGACAGCGGGGGTGACACGCCACTGTCACCCCCGCCGCCAGTCCGCGACACGGCTGTCACCGTCAAGCCCAGGCTGTCCGTCGAGGCGGAGGCGGCACGCGATGGCGTGTCGGAGCGGACCGTCTACCGCCGCCGGGGACGCCAGGGCAAGAGCGCGGCGAAGACTCCTTGACGGTAGTTACTACCCCGGCTAGAGTAGTAACTACCACCTAGCAAGGGAGCAGGCATGGACGAGGACATCACCCAGCGACAGCAGTCGCCCGGCCGCATTCTCAACGTCGTCGTGTTCGGCGATACAGCCGACGAGATCGAGCTGGCAGCACTGGACAAGGCGCGGGCCTTCTTCGGCGACAGCCGCCAGCTTGAGATCGTGCCCGACTACAAGGTCAGCGGCACGATCCCATCGGACGGGACCGACAAGAACTACCGCGCAGCAGTTAATGTCCGCACTGTTGAGCCCTGATGACCGGCAAGAACGCCACGCCCCTCATCGGCTGGCACTCGGTAGACCCCTCGCTCAAGCCGTGGGTGCTGGCAGAGGTCGAGCGGCGCGGGATCACCGTCCGGGAACTGCTCGACGAGGCCCTAGCCGAGTACCGGGCGCGGCGCTCGGCCACCCAGGAGCACGACGCAGGGAGCACGACATGAGCGGGACGTCTGGCGTGGTGACAATCGGCATGGGCACGTCGCGCCCCCCTGCCCGTGCCAAGTTCTTGCGCGGGCCGAGGCGGGCCAGGATCGAGGCCCAGCTCCGCGAGGATCTCAAGCCGTGGGGCCTGCCGCTGCACCGCTACCGCTTCACCGTCGAGCGCTTCGAGACGCCCACCTATCAGGACCACCACGGTCGCTGGCAGGGATGGTGGGAAAACCTTCAGCTCGGCGCCACGTTCACCCACCGCAGCACAGGAGCGAAGATCTGCATCACAGAGATCTGGATTGACGACGACGGCAAGATCCTCCAGTACGGCTCGCAATACGGAGACCTGACGCTATGAACGACCAGGAACTCGCCGCCCGTGCCCGTGAGGTCGGTCTCGAGCTGCGCCGCCGTCCCGGTGACCTTGACCGGCTCGCCGGGACGCTGCTGAGGGAGCTGGCCGACCGCCTCGACGGCCAGGCCGCCGATGACCAGCCGCCCCGCTAAGATAACGCTGACCGTTCGGTCACCATCCCGCCCTGGCGCGCGTCTTCCGCGCTGCCCCCGGCCCGTCCCCGCAGGAGCGCCGCATGGTCCTGGAGGCCGACGCCGCCGCGCTGGTGGTCGACGTGGCGGTGGCGCTGGCGCTGCGGGGCCACCCGGCGAGGATCACGGCGGCGAATGAGGTGCGGCTGGTGCGGCTCGGCGCGCTGATGATCGACGCGTTCTGCACCGCCCGGGAGACGACGGAGGAAAACGATGGCTGACGAGAGCGACGGCGAGCGGGAGATTCACGCCGGGGGACTGGTCACAGGGCCTGCGGGCGAAGATAGCATCCCGATCCTGCTTATGGCCGGCGAGCACGTCTACGGCCCCGACGGCAAACTCTTGCTTGTCGCCGTAGGTACCCCCCGGGAGACGACGGCCGACGTTCCGCGCACGTAACTCGCGCTACCTCACCAGCCCCAATAGCATGGTCTCCGGACAGCTCCTCATACCGGCAGATACGGGCAGGTGACGGTGACCAATCCGGCGGACCTCGTGCAAGAAGCCTGCGACCTGCTCGCCGCCCTCCTGCCGCGCCTGGCCCGCGAGACCGCCGAGCCGTCCGCTGAAGGGCCTGCGCCCGGCATGCACGCCCGGGCCGCCGCCGCGCCCCTGCCGGGAAACGCCCCGGCGTTCTACGCCAGGACCGGCATCGACGCCACCGCCCGCCAGCTCGAAGGCGTCCTGAAGTACGCCGCCGGCGCGCGCCGTCCCGGCCCGCTCGCAGTCCGCGGCGGCTCGGCCGCCAACACCCTCGAGGCACTAGACGCCATCTGCGGCCTGATCGACGTAGCCGACGACGACCTGTACCGGCTGGTCATATCCGAGCTGGAACAGCGCCTGAATGAGGCCCGTCAGGTCCGCGCGATCGACGAGGCGGAGCAATGGCGGTACGTGCGGGGCCGAGCGTGCCCGTACTGCGGCTGCTACGCCATCAAGGTCCTGCTTGACGCGGCGGCCCGTCCGTCCGGCCAGGCCAAGTGCCACGCGGTGGACTGCGCCGACAACAACGGCTACCGCCCGGTCGCCACCATGGGCACTGACGAGCGCGGGGTGCCCTGCCTGGAATGGGCTGGCGGCCTGAGGGAACTAGTCCCCGACGCTGACGTGGACCTGGACGGGTGAAGGCGGTGCCATGGCGCAGGAGTACGCGAAAGGCGTCTGCCCCGACTGCGGCCGCACCATATCCGGCCGCGCCGCCGGCATCGAGTCCGCCCACGCCGACCGCCGGTTCGTCATCCTCCGCCCCCACAACCGCGAGGAGGTCTCCCGCCATCCCGTCGAGTGCCTCACCCGCGGCGGGCGGCGTGTCGTCCCCCGCATCATGGACTGAGACCTGGGGTTACGGCCGTCGCGGCATGCGCGGCGACCCGTGCGGCGACCCCCCGCTGAGAGCCGCCAGATGACCGCCCATGGCTGGACCATCAGCGAAGCCGTCGCCGAGTTCGAGCGTGCCGGGCTGCCCGTCGACCCGGCCCGGTTCCGCATGGCCATCCGCGCCGTGAAACTCAAGCCCGTAGGCGAGACGACATCAGGCCGCAAAGGCGGACGCGGCCAGTCCCTGTACGAAATAGGCCAGCTGCAGCGCCTGCACGCTGCCCTCGCACCATGGCTCACCACGCAGCAACACGACCGCACGTAATCCGGCTGCCATGGCTGCGCGTCCGATAGGTTGACTGACCATAACCGACGACAACGGGAGACGCCCAACATGATCAGACGCATCACAGCGCTCGCAGGGGGCGTCATCCTCGCCGCCACCATGGCCCTGGCCGGCGCCACCTGGGCCAGCGCCACCACTCTCACCTGCACCCACACCGCTGGCGCCACCACCGTCCCCATCGGGTGCGGCGGCATCCAGTCCGCCCTGGCCAGCCACGGCACCCTCGACCTCGCCGTCCTCGGCACCGGCACCGCCACCGGAAACTACTTCAACAGCCCCGTCGGCGTCCGCCTCGACTCCCAGTCCAGCGTCCGCGAGGACTTCACCGTCTTCGCCGTCGGCGGCGCCATCACCGGCGGCCCCGGCAACCTCGGCAAGTACGTCGCCATGTACACCCCCGACGGCAAGATCCCCGGCTTCACCGTCCAGCCCGCCGCGAACACCAGCTTCACCGCGAACAGCTCCGACCTGTGCCTGTCCGTCGTCCAGAAGAACAACGGCCCCCGCGGCGCGCTCCGCTGGAATACGGTGCTGCGGAACTGCAACACCAACGGAACCTTCCACATCGGCGGCAACACCACCCCGGCCGACGAGAACAGCGTCACCTCCGGCCACGCCAACGCCTACCAGGTGTGGGCCCCCGTGACCGGCGCGAACGGCCTGCTGTTCGTCAACCAGTCGCTGTCCCGCAACTTCCATTCGGGCAACACCCAGTACGTCCTCGACATCAAGGGCAGCGGCGGCGACGGCTCCGCGCTCCTGGCGTTCCCGGAGAACGACCAGCTGAACGAGGAATGGTCCGTCGTGGGGTGCACTCACCCTGCTGACGTGCTCAGCACCGGATACGCGTTCTGCCCGTAGTGGCTTCTGCTCAGCCCCGGTCTTCGGCAGGCCGGGGCTGAGTCATCTCCGGATAGCTCCCGGCAAGGTAAAATGTTCATAGAAAGACCCCCGCACCTGGGCTAACAGGCCGGGGGCATGGCCACACCGAACTAGGCGGTACGGCAACTTGGAACTCTACGTCAACGCCCGGACCTCGCAGAAGACCAGGCGCTCCAACAGCATCAATGATGGTGATAGCGGCCTGCGTCCCAGCCATCAAGCGCTCCTGCGCCTCATCGACACGACCGACCCTGCATGGCCATCTGTCATCGCCGTCCTCCGCGAGATGGCAGACGCCGACGTGGAAATCGACGAGGCAGTGGTCAAGATCGCGGCCAAACTCGGCGCTCACCGTCACCAGCGGGCAATGCTCGATGCGAGCCAGAGCCGCCGCAACCAGCCTGCCTACGTGCAGATCACCCTCATGGTTGCCGACAGCAGTTCGGTCGTTTACTACGTCCGCCGGGGTGATGTCGTCAAGATCGGCACCACAACAGAACCAGCCACCCGCTTCCGCGCCCTGATGCCCGACAAGATACTGGCCGTCGAGCCCGGCGGGGAAGACCTGGAGAAGGCGCGGCACCGCCAGTTCGGCCACCTGAGACGCCGGGGCGAATATTTCCGTGTCGCACCGGAACTCCTGGAGCACGCCCGCCAGCTGCGCCGCCTGCACGGTGATCCTGATCCGTCGTGGGCGACCGTCTCCGCGCCGGAGGCCCAGTGGAAGCACGCGGCCGTCTCCCCGCCTCCGCTTGTCTCTCATGAGACGGTCACCGTTCCCGAAGGCGCCAGGCGCTTCGGGGTTAAGACGCACAGGATTTACGGCTGGGCTCGCCGGGGCCTCATCAGCCCGGCCGGACAGGATGGCCGCCATCACCTCTATTACGCCGAGCACATCGCCGTGCTCCGTGACCGGTATGGCATGTACGACCGGCGTATGCCGTTATCTGCCGACACATGACGTCAGTTCTTGACTTCTCCATGGGTTAGGTGTTACCAACGGTCTTGGCGCACCATGCCCACATCCCCCCCGTGGGCGGTGCGCACGGGTCAGGCCCGCACGCTCCCCAGCATCCCGTTGCGGGCCGCGCCCGGCGCGTTATAGCAGGCCCGGCACATGCCCCGCCCCCGAGGCGGTGCCGGGCCTGACGCACACCCGGAGGACAACCATGGCCATGGACGACGGCTACGACCTGCTCGCGGTCCGCATCCGCCGCGGCACCACCATCAACGGCGCCATCGTCGCGCTCTGCCCCGACGAGTATGGTGTCGTCACGGCCGACGTGTGCATCGACGGCCCGCCGGTCCCCTGACCATGCCGCGCTACACGATCCCCCGCACCGCCCACTGCGACGGAGGCCAATTAGCCCATGTTCGCTGTCATCGCGTTCGTCTGCGGCATCGTCGCGGCCATCCTGAAGCTCACCAACCAGCACGCTGACACTGTCGCGTGGCTGGTCATCATCGGCCTCATCGCCGTCTCCGCCGAGGTCGTGTGGGGCTGGCACCGCGCCGGCTACTACGGCCACCGCGCCCCCTAGGATCACGGCCATGGCTGAGATCACCGACGAGATGGTCGACCGCGCGGCCGACGTCATCTTCGAGCCGCCAGGACTCCAGTACTTCCCCACCTCCGCCGCTACTGCGCATAACCGTGAGGTCATCCGCCGCGCCCTGGCCGCCGCCCTGCAACACAACCGCGCAGTACGCGATCCGTCCGATGAGGACCGGATCCGCGACGCCATGGGCGAAGCCCGCGACCACCCCGGCCACACCATCACCAGGTGACCATGGTCACCAACCGGCAGCTCCTCGCCCAACTCGACACCATCAACAAGAAACTGGACGTGATCATGAGTCAGCAGGACGACCTCAACACCGACGTACAGGCCATCCAGCAGGCCGTCACCGACCTCGGCACCGCGGCCACCAGCATCGAGGACGAGATCACCGCGCTGAAGAACGCCAACCCGTCGCTCGACCTGTCCGGCCTCGACACCGCCGTCGCCTCGATGCAGACCGCTGTCAGCAGCGTCGCCGCCATCGCGCCGCCAGCAGCACCGCCCGCCGGCTAAGCCCGTGGCCGCGCGCGTGCGGTGGACAGGATCGACCACATCTCGCGGCTACGGTCATGTCCACCAATCAGAGCGTGAGCGCAGGCTAGCCAGGTACAGGCCCGGCGACCTGTGCGCCCACGGCGGCGAGCCGCTCCCGTACTGGCCCCTGTCCGTGGCACGCCGCTACCTGGACCTGCCGCACACAGCCGACCGCACCGGCTACCTGCCCGGCCTGTCCTGCCGCAGGCACAACAGGGCAGACGGCGCGGTGCGCGGCAACCGGATGCGCGGACGGGTGCGGGCGTGGGCACAGGCACGGCAGTGGTAGGCGTGCACATGACGGCCGCACTATGCACATGACGGCTGCATACGGCAGGCGAACAGACGGACACGATCAACAGGCGATGACTATCGACTGACCGGCCGTCGCTTGCCTTGACCACCTGCCACCTGCGACCACCAGACCACCCGCGAGGGACTCCAACCACCCCGCACGGCCACCACCCACAGTGACCACGGTCAGCGGCCACCACCCTGACCACCCGCCCGGTCATCAGTGACCATCGACCGGTCATCAGATACCACCCTAGGGTGGTGACCGTGACAGCGCAGGTCAGGACTGCGAGTTGGCAAGGCATTCGAATCGGCGGCTGGGTTCGAACACCCAGCCGACTGCCGCAGCCTTGCCGCGTGTACGGAGAGTCTCGCGCCACGTGGCGCGGTATGATTTACTCAGCGTCAACCCCCAGCTGATCACTGAGGGTTAGGCAGCGCTCGTCTCCCAGAGAGCGGGCGCTGCCGCAATCTCTGGGAGTTTTCATGCGCGACCTGCGGGCTTTTGCCTGGTCGATGTCCCGGCCGCCGCCGGGCCCGAAGGAACGCGGAGGGATCTGCGGATCCTGCGGCGGCAGAACCTATAAGAGCAGGCCGACGTGCTCTAAGTGCCTGCTGGCCCAGTCGCGGGCGCAGGCCCCTGAAAAGAAGCCGGGCCGGTCGCCAGAAGAGCTATCACGCCACAAAGCAGGGGATCACAGCCTGTGCAGCCCGGACCGCGCGGGGCACGGCACTTGCGCGGAATGCGGGAAGACCGTCCAGGTGAGCCGGTCGTCCGCACCGTCCGCACCGCCCGGCCGCAGGCGCTGCCAGGATTGCAGGCGCAGGACGCCACGCGCCCCGGCTTCGCGCATCTGCGACCTGTGCGAATGCACGTACGTCCCGAAACAGGCATCGCGGCGGGATCGGCCTGATCAGCGGTGGTGCTCGAAGTCGTGCAAGAGGGCGTGGCAGAACGGTGCCCGGCCGCCGTACGATCGCCACACTCTCGTCGGGCTGCCGCGAAAAAGGCAGCATGACCGGATCCGGCGGCAGCGTCGTGCGGAGACCTGGGATGGCGTCACCGACGCCGAGATCATGGAACGGGACCGCTGGCGGTGCGGCATCTGCCATACGCGGATCGGGAAGTCGTTCAGATGGCCTCATCCGAGGTCGGCGAGCATTGACCACGTCGTGCCGATATCGGAGGGCGGCGAGGATACGGCAGGGAACAAGCGCGCCGCTCACCTGGGCTGCAACTGCGGCCGGATGAACCGGGGCGGCGGAGAACAGGCGGCGTTGTTTTAAATGGCTGACAGCGAGGCGGTGCGGTCGCGCCGGAAGCGCGCCCACGCATCTGGCGACCACCGCCTGTGCCGCCGTGACTGCGCGGCGCTGAAACTGGCCGCTCCCGTCGCCGTCGGCGAGGTTACCGACGCCCGGGCCGAGCTGCGCCAGCTGGCCGCCCGGATGGCGGAGGCGCACCGGGCCGACCCGGGCAACGCGATCCTGGGCGCGGAGCTGCGCAAGACGCTGCTCGAGCTGATGCCGAAGGGCAAGCAGGATGCCGATGCCGATCTCACGGGACTTTTCGGCGCCCTGCAGGCCTAGGTTCTGCACCCCGGCGACCAGCCGGCCGAACCTGGCCGCTGGCATAAGCAAGACCGCTGAGCTGCTTGAGTTCCGTACGTCGCTGGGTCCTGGGCTGATGCCGTGGCAGCACGAGGCGAACGGCATCACGACTGAACTCGACCCGCTCGGCCGGTTCGCGTACCGGCAGGTCGTGATCGAGGTGATGCGGCAGCAGGGCAAGACGGTGGACCTGCTGTCGATGATGATCGCGCGGGGCCTGCGGCGGCCGGGGACGCAGATCGCCTACACGGCGCAGACCCGGCTGGACGCCCGTCACCGGCTCCTGGACGTGTGGTGGCCGCGTATCGCCCGGAGCAAGCTCGCGCCGTTCATCGACATCCGCCGGGGCTCCGGGTCGGAGGCGCTGATCTTCAAGAACGGCTCCATGCTGGGCCTGGTATCCAACACGCAGACGTCCGGTCACGGCGACGTGCTCGACCTGGGCGTGATCGACGAGGCGTGGGCGCAGCGCGACGACCACCTGGAGCAGGCGATGCGCCCGGCGATGATGACCCGCGACGCGCAGCTGTGGGTGGTGTCCGCGGCGGGCACGGAGCAGTCGGAGTATTTCCGGGGCAAGGTGGATGACGGGCGGGCCCGCGCGGAGATGGGCGTGACGGAGAACGGCTGCTATATCGGGTATTCGGCGGCCGACGACGAGGACCCGGCGGACCCGGCGACGTGGCGGCGGCGGATGCCCGCGCTAGGGATCACGGTCAGCGAGGAAACGGTGCGCGCCGATTACGAGCTGATGGAGCTTCCCGAGTTCCGGCGGGCGTACCTGTGCCAGTGGCCGGATGTGGCGAAGCCGGGGTGGGGCGTGGTCGGTGAGGACGCGTGGTCGGCGGCGGCCGCGCCGGGTGTGCGGCTGTGAGCGGCGAGGTCGCGTTCGGGGCGGCGATCAGCGAGGACCGGAAGCATTGCGCGATCGTCGCGGCGGGCCGTGAGCAGGGCGGCGTGCGGATCGTGGTGGATCTGGTCTGGTATGACCATCCGCGGGGCGCGGTGGCCCGGCTGACGGGCCTGAGTGAGAAGCATGACCCGGTGGCGGTCGTGGTGAACCCGAAGTCGCAGTCCGGGACGCTGGTGAAGCCGCTGGCCGAGGCGGGGATCCTGGTGACCTTGCTGACGGCGCAGGATGTCGCGGTCGGCCACGGGGAATTCCTGGATCTCGTCAATGGCGGGGGCATGGCTCATCTTGACCAGCCGCCGCTTACCGCTGCGGTGCGGGCGGGTGAGCAAAGGCCGCTGGCGGGTGCGCAGGCGTGGGATCCGAAGGTGGCGACTGATCAGTCTCCGCTGGTGGCGGCTACGGGTGCGTGCTGGGCGTTCGTCCGGTGGGAGGAGCTCGCGCAGCCGGGCGTCTGGGCCGTCTGAGCAGCCAATTAACAGTTAATCCGGGCGTTGTTACCGCGTGGGAGGACCGATGAGGCTGTCCGCGGTCCTGCTGCTGCTGTCTCTCGCCGGGATCCTGGGCGGCGCGGCCCTGATCGGCACGTGGGCGCTCGGCCTGGCGGTCATCGCGGATTCGGTCGCGGTGGGCGTGTACGCGCTGCTACGCGACGACGGCGGCCGTGCGGAGCCGCAGGTGCACGGGGTGCCGACGCTGCATGACGTGCTCGAGCGGGCGAGGCGGGCCGGGTGACGCGGCTGGTTGACCGGCTGCTGCGCCGCTACGGGGACACGTTCTGGGAGGGCCAGGCGTCCGGCGCGTCCGTCCTGACCACCTCCTACGCCGGCCCTGACCGGGAACCGGTACTGCCGCAGCTGGCCGCGTACGCCCAGCAGGCCAGCTCGTCCAACGCGGTCATCTTCGCCGCGCTCCTCGCCCGGATGGCCCTGTTCTCCGAGGCGACGTTCCAGTACCAGGCCAAAGACGACAAGCACCTGTTCGGCAACACCAGCCTGGCCAAGCTGGAGGTCCCGTTCGGGCCCCCGTCGACGACCGGCTACCTGCTGGCGCGGATGGAGCAGGACCAGTTCCTGGCCGGGAACGCCTACGTGTGGGACGCCCCCGGTGAGGACCGGCTGGTCAGGCTGCGGCCGGACTGGACGACGATCGTGTCCGAGGAGGTCCATGTCGGCGGCGGCGGCCGGTACCGGCGTGTCGTCGGTTACTGGTGGGAGCCGCCGAAGTCGCTGATGGAGCAGGGTGACGGGTTCCTCGTCCCGGCGGATGAGTGCGTCCACTGGGCGCCGGTCCCCGACCCGGCGGCCGACTTCCGCGGCATGTCCCCGCTGACGCCGATTACCCGGGACATCGCCGGGGACGACGGCCTGACCACGTACAAGATCCGGTACCTGACCAATAATGCTTCCCCGAACCTGCTGATCAAGTACGCGCAGAAGCTCCAGTCGGGCACCGTGGACGCGATCCGGGAGCGGATGCAGGCCCGGTACGGCGGCGCCGACAACGCGTTCAAGACCCTCGTCCTCGACCAGGGCGCCGACGCGACGATCATCGGCAACTCGCTGTCGCAGATGGACTTCAGCGGCGTGTCGGCGGTGGGCACGGAGCGGATCCTGGCGGCGTGCGAGGTGCCGGGTGTCCTGGTCGGCCTCGAGCCCCTGCGCGGGGCCGGCCGCGGCTACCAGGAAAGCATGCAAAAACTTGCGAACCTGTGGGCGCGTCCGGCGTGGCGGTCAGTGTGCGGGGCTCTGTCGCAGATCGTGGACGTCCCGGCGGGCAACCGGCTGTGGTTCGACACGTCCGACATCGCTGCTTTGGCCGATGGCGAGCTTGAGCGCGGCCAGGCGGCGCTGGTCAGGGCGCAGGCGCTGCTGGCGCTTCACCAGGCTGGATATGACCCGATGAGCGCGATCAGCGCGGTTGACTCGATGGATTTGACGCAGCTGAAAGCGGCTGCGGTGCCGCCGCAGGTGCCTGGTCAGCCGGTGCAGCACATGTTGCCGCAGACGCCGCCGGGGGCGACTGCTGATCCGCTGCCGCCGACGATGCCCCGGCTCGGCGTGGGTCCGACCTCGCCGGGTGGCGGCGGCGATGGGAGCAGGCCGACGCCGCGGCCGTCCAGCGCCCGGCGGGCGGAAGAGCTGACGCTGAACGGCCGCATGTGACCGCCTGCCGAGCCACGCCCAACCGGGCCAGGCCCCGCCACGACGTGCCGAGCCACGCCCAGCCATGCCTGCCGCGCCATACCGCACCACGCCTCGCCTGGCCGTGCCTAACCCCGCCGCGCCTGACCACGCCTGCCATGCCTTGCCTGACCCGACCAAGCCGCGCCCAGCCCGACCGGGCCTAGCCGAGCCTTGACTGCCATGCCGCGCCAAACCCGACCACGCCTCACCCGGACCCGCCGCGCCGCGCCTGCCGTGCCTTGCCTAGCCGCGCCTAGCCCCGCGACGCCATGCCGAGCCATACCTTGACTGCCGCGCCCAGCCCGGCCGTGCCAAGCCACGCCACGCCACGACAAGCCGTGCCTTGACTGCCACGCCAAGCCCGGCCCAGCCAGGCCGTGCCTCACCGGGCCACGCCCCGCCTGCCACGCCCGGCCTAGCCCAGCCGCGCCGGGACGGACCTCGCCATGCCTGCCATGCCGCGCCGGGCCTTACCAGGCCGCACCTGGCCTCGCCTGCCTAGCCACGCCACGCCCAGCCTCACCACGACTCGCCTTGCCAGGGCACGCCGCGCCCCGACTGCCTAGCCACGCCCGGCCTAGCCGTGCCGTGCCTTGCGCCGCCTCGCCTGCCTAGGTGATTTCCTCGACCTCAGCCAGCACGTCACGCATCTTGTCGGCGAACAGGGCCGCGTCGCGCCGCAGCTGCCCGATCAGGTACTTCCGCTGATCCGGTGACTGCCGGATCGCCGTGATAGGCCGGTACACCAGGTCCCCGGCGGAATCCTGGACGTTGTGGAGCACCCGGATCTGCCGTGCCTGAGCCTGCGGCTTCGGCTCGTCGTCCCGGACGATGACCACGGCCCGGAACGCCCGCCGGATACCTTCAGTGATCCCCTGCCGCATCGCGGCACCCTCGTCGGCCGGGCCGAACGCGCGGAGATTCGGGTACTTCTCCGGATGCTTGAGGACCGCATCCACGGCGTGCTCGATGGTGACTTTGCCGTAGTCGTGCTCGATCCGGTCGCGTTCCTCCATCACGCCCTCCGGGGTGACGGACTTCGGGATGTGCGCGCCGGACTTGAACTGGTAAGCGCCCATCAGAGGGTCTCCACCTGGAACCGGCCGAACTGCCCGTCCTTCTCCGGCCGCCACTCGCCGACCCCGACCGCGAACCCGGCGATCTCGAAGAGGTTCACGATCTGCTCAGCCGTCAGCGCCCGGTTGTTGAACGTGATGTCCAGCTCAGTCGCCCACTTCGGGAACTGCGGCCGGTACCGGATGTCGGCGGTGCCCATGCCCACGCGGACCATATCCTCGCGCGGCTCCGGCTCGCCCTCGATGAGCACCAGGTCACCCTCGACGTGGAACGCGCCGCGCAGGAACACCATCTTCATGTCGCAGTAGGTGCCCGCCCGCACCGCCGCGGCCTTGAACGCCACGGCCGGGAAGCCGTAGGAGCCGTCGCTGCGGATGTACAGGGACTCCCGGTAGTCCTCTTCCGGGTCCTTGGCGGCCTTGCCCTGCGATGCCCGCTTCATCTGCTTGTCGAGCATCTGCTTCTTGGCCTTCTCGCTCCACTTGTGGACGATCAGCGCTGATGTGCCGACCAGCCGGAGCTTCAGGCCCTCGACGGCCAAGCCTGCCAGCTTGACCTCCTGGGCGTCTTGCTTGCCTGTCACTACGCACCTTCCTTTCCGCAATATGCGTATGACGGGTAAGCGTAGCCGGCATCGGGAGACGTACGGAGACGATGGGAGCCGGTAAGTGGAGACGAGGGCACGCCATGCCTGACACATGGTCGTCCGACGCGGAGCGGTTCAACAAGTTCCACGCGCCCGCCGGGAGCGCGGCCGGCGGCCAGTTCGCCGCCGCCTCCGGCAGCAGCAGCGCCGCCAAGGGCAAGGACGCCCGCCCCACCCCGACCAACCAGCACCCGGTAGGCACCGGCGAGCACGGCAAGCGGGTCTCGGACCTGCAGTCCCGCCTCAACGCGCTGGGGTTCAAGCCGCCCCTGAAGGTTGACGGGATCTTCGGGCCGAAGACCCTCGCGGCGGTGCGGGCGTTCCAGAAGTCGCACGGCCTGAAGGTCGACGGGCTGGTGGGCCCGCTGACGACGGCGGCGCTGCGGACCAGGCACCCGGCGGCGAAGCACGCCCCGGCGCACACCGCCCCGCATCCCGCCGTGCACACGGCGCCGAAGAAGCCGGCCCCTGCGCCGAAGCCGGTTCACCGCGACTCGGCGGACACGGCGGCCGGGCACGCCGACTACCTGCTCCGCTCGCGGGAACTCCGCGCCGCGGCCGGGCTGGACTGGTAGCAGCGGTGGATGAGACGGGCGCGGTCCGCGCCGGCGGGCAGGTCACCAACCCGGGCGGCACCGAACGGCTCCACGAGTACTGGGTCCACGGCGAGGGCGCCGCGAAAATCCGGTGGGGCGAGGGCGGCGACTTCGACCGGTGCGTGATGCACCTCGGCAAGTTCATCAAAGACCCCAAGGGTTACTGCGCGCAGGCCCACCACGCGGCGCTCGGCATCTGGCCGGCGACCCACGCGGCAATGGAACACAAGGCAGGAAGGGCGGCCATGGCGACCGACACGAAGGCTCCCTATGGCACCAGCGTGGACTACGGCGACCCCGGCTACCTCGACGCCGACGGCAACCAGGCGTCCAAGTCCGGCAAGCCCGGCGTCAAGCGGTACCCCCTGTCCGCGGACAAGGTGACGGCCGCCTGGTCCTACATCAACCAGGCCAAGAACGCGGGCCAGTACACGCCGGCGCAGCTATCGGCGATCAAGGGGAAGATCAAGGCAGCCATGGGCAAGCACGGGCACGACGTGGCAGACAACAGCAGCAGCAGCAGCGCGTCCCGCGCCGAGGCGGTGTACTTCCGCACCTACGAGCTCGAGGACATCCACATCGTCCGCGCCGCGCAGGGCGACAGTACGGGCCGGCTCGTCGAGGCGTACGCCACGGCGTTCAACGCCCCCGCCGAGATCCAGGACTTCGAGGGCCACTACATCGAGGAGATCGACCCGGCCGCGTTCAACAAGGTGCTGGCCGACATCGGCCGGTCCCGGGCCGGGTTCGGCAAGGTCAAGGTCATGTACAACCACGGCATGACGATCCACGGCACCCCGTCTGAGCGCGGGTCGATGCCGATCGCCACCCCGGTGGACATCCGTCCCGAGGCCCGCGGGCTGCTGACCCTGGCCCGGTACTCAGACACCCCGTTCGCTGATGAGGTGCTGGAGAACATCCGGAACGGGTCGATCACCGCCCAGTCCTTCACGGGCCGGATCGTCCGCTCCGACCCGCAGCTGCGCCGCGGTGACAAGCACTACCCCCGCGGCGGCCAGCTGACCACGGTCCGCCGCCACGAGCTGGGCCTCAAAGAGTTCGGCCCGACGCCTTTCGAGGCGTACAGCGGCGCCGAGATCCTCGGCGTCCGCATGTCCACTCCCGGCGCCTTCGGCGACCCGGAGCCGGACGAGCACGACGAGGCACTTCCCCCAGATGAGGAAGCCGCCGCCGGTGAGCCGCTCACCCGCACCGACGGTGACGAGCACTCGGCCCGGTATCACCAGCACGCCCTCTACCGCATGACCTCCGAGGAGGCACGGAAGAAGGCCGGGCTGGTCTGGTAACCAGACCGAAAGGAGCGCGGAATGGCCGCGCTGCAGGAATACCTCGACGAGATGGCGAGGATCAAGCACGAACTCCAGCGGATGGAGAACGACGAGAGCGTCACCGAGGACAACGAAGGTGACCTCCGCGACACCCTCCTCGCCCGGTGGGAACAGCTCGACGGCCTCACCAAGCCGATCATCGAGCGGATGGAAAAGATCAAGTCCATCACCCGCACCGCCACCGAGGACGAGGCGAACCTCGAACGGCCCTACGGCACCAGCCGCGCCGGGAACGGCGGCAAGGGCCCCGACCTGGTCATCCGCAACAACCGCGACCCGTTCGCCGAGCTGCAGCGCGCCCGGGACGGCATGATGCCCTCCGGCGAGCTCCGCGAGCGGGCCCTCGACGCGATCGAGCAGGTCGCCAAGCGGGGCATGGTCGTCCACGACTTCGCCGAGGAAGCCACCAGGAAGGTCCAGGACGGCGGCTACTTCTCCAAGAACAACATCGCCCGGCACATCCTGGAGACCGGGTCGCCGGAATACTACGACGCGTTCGCGAAGTACATCGCGAACCCCGACGACATGGCGGCCCGCGCCGCCCTGAACCTGGGTGTCGCATCAGGTGGATACCTCCTTCCGTTTGTACTGGACCCAACGATAGTACTGACGAACAACGCGTCCGCCAATCCGTACCGGCGGATCTCCAACGTGAAGACGACCACGTCGAACACGTGGAACGGCGTCACGTCGGCCGGCGTCACCGCGGCGTGGCTCGCTGAAGGCGTCGCCACCGCCGACGCGTCCCCGACCGTCGGGAACATCGTCATCACGCCGCTCAAGGCCGCTGCCTGGGTGTTCGGGTCGTTCGAGGTCCTGTCCGACACCGACTTCGGCACCCAGCTCCCGCGCCTGCTGGCGGACGCCAAGGACCGGCTCGAAGAGGCCGCGTTCGCCACGGGCACCGGCACGGCGCAGCCGACCGGCGTCGTGGTCGGCGCGACCACCACCCAGACGACGGCCACCACGGGCGCGTACGTCCTGGCCGACGTGTACACCCTGCACGCGGCGCTGCCCCCGCGGTTCAGGAACTCCCCGAACTGCGCGTGGGTGGCCAACGTCGCGCAGATCAACCGGACCCGGGCGCTCGACACCGCTGGCGGCGCGAGCTTCTGGACGAACCTGGGCAAGGACCAGCCGGAGCAGCTGATGGGCAAGCCCATCTACGAGTCCAGCTCCATCGACCCGGTGCTCACCACGACCCACAAGCCGATGGTGTTCGGGGACTTCTCGAACTACTACATCGTGGATCGCGTGGGGGTCAGCATCATCTACGAGCCGATGGTGACCGGCACGGGCGCCAGCGCCAACCTCCCGACAGGACAGTCCGGTCAATTTGAACTGGCCGCCTGACCGAGTGATCGGTCAGTGAAAACCGCACCGTAACGGTGAACCCCTCCGAGATCGTGGGGAATACCGTGGAAACCTCGCACTACAGGGTTCCGTAGAGACTGAGCGTGTGGCACCTGTGACATGGGCCGCGCCCCGAGTGCAATAGGGGCGATGGACCGCAGGTGAAGTTACAGTCCGGTCTGCACCGATGGCAAAGGTGCAGAGCCAGGCAGAAATGACCTGGCCCCGCGCACCAAGAGGCGCGGGTAACAAATCGTGGTTCATGTACTGGAGGGTCGGCGCGAACGTCTCGACGCCCTCGGCGTTCAGGGTTTTGCTGACCTGATCGCTTCAGGGCTGAAAAATCGTCCCGTACTGGCGGGTGGGGGGATATGACCTGTCAGTACGGGACGAAGAGTAGGGAACGTCCGCTAGTATGGACGTATGGTCGAAAAGAAATGCACAAGGTGCGGCAAGGTAAAGCCGCTGTCCGAATTCCACAGGTCCATATCCGGCGCTGGCGGCCTGCGGGCTGAATGCAAGGCCTGCAACCGGGATTTCGTGAAAGCGCAGTACGTGCCGCGGGTGCACGCACCCGAGCAGATGGTGTGCCCGCACTGCGGCGTGACGTTTACTCGCGTACGTACGTCGGGCCAGCCGCGGATCTACTGCTCGCGTAAATGCACCCTGGCAGCGGCTGAGTTGCGGAAGATCCAGCGGAACGCCGATCTCGGGCCGCGCCGCTGCGCCTGCGGCGCGGCGGTGGACACACCGGTCGGCAAGCCGGTGTGCCCGGACTGCCGGAAAGACCCGCGGCCTGACGCCCGGGTGCGGGAACGTGCCCGGACGCTGCGCCTGTACGGCCTGACGCAGGCCGACTGGGACGGCCTGGTCGAGCGCCAGGAGAACCGCTGCGCCATCTGCCGGACGGATAAGCCGGGTGGCCGCGGCGAGCGCTGGCACATTGACCACGACCACGTGACCGGCCGGGTGCGTGGCCTGCTCTGTCACCGCTGCAACATGGGCGTCGGGTTCTTCATGGATGACCCGGAGATCATCGAAGCCGCGGCACGGTATATCACCGCAGCCAGGAAGGATCCCGCGCTTGCCTGAACACGCCGTCATCGGCTACGTGCACGGCGGGACGGTCCGCGCGGAGTTCCTCGCGTCGCTGCTGGCCATCACCCGCCGGGGCGTCACCCCGGTCGACGACGTGATCGCGGTCGGCTCCGGCCCGAATATCAGCCGTGGCCGGAACATGGTGGTGACCGGGTTCCTCGAGGACCACGACGCGCCGTGGCTGTTCATGTGCGACACGGATATGCGGCTGCCGTGGGACACGATCGACCGGCTGATCGCTGCTGCGGACCCGCAGGACCGGCCCGTGGTCGGGGGTCTGTGCTTCACGGAGAACCCGGGCGGGGAGCCGCTGCCGACGATGTACGAGCTCGTGGAGACCGATGGTCAGCTGGTGTTCGCCCGGCACGAGTCCTGGCCGGATGACGGCCTGGTGCGGGTCACGGCGACGGGCGCGGCGTGCCTGCTGCTTCACCGTGACGCGCTGGAGCACGTGGGGAAGTCGAGCGGGTGCCCGGCGGCGCCGTGGTTCCGCGAGTCGGTGGTGGGCGAGTCGCTGATCGGGGAGGATCTGACGTTCTGCCTGCGCCTCGGCGCTGCGGGCATCCCGGTGCACGTGGCGACGGGAGTCAAGGCGGGCCACATGAAGACGACGATGCTCATTTAATGGGAGCTATGGACACCCCGTTTGAGCTTGTCCGCGAGGAGCTCCGGCTCCGGTGGGAGATCGCCGCCCACGAGCTTGCATGCCTTATGGAAGACGACGCTGCCGCCGACGTGCTCGACGCGAAGCTCGAGGAGTGCAAGCTGATCATGGCCCGGCAGGAGGATCTGGAGCGGCGGATGGCCCGGGCAGATGAACTGGCGGCCGGGTGAAGGTTTTCGGACTGCCGGTGGGCGCGGACGGGTGCGGCTACTACCGCTGTTACCAGCCGCTGGCCGAGCTGCGCCGCCGTGGTCACAACGTGATGCTGCCGGAGCGGGGCATGGTGTGGCTGCCCGACGCTGAGCTGAACGCCGGCGACATCGACGTGTTCGCCGGGCAGCTCCTGACCGGGCCGCGCGGCATGGGCCTGTGGGAGTCGTGGCAGGGCAAGACGCGCCTGGTCTATGACATCGACGATGACGTGTTCAGCTCCGACCATGAGGGCTCGCTGTGGCACAAGATGCCGGAGTGCCGGGACATCGCCGCGTACCTGCTGTCCATCTCCGACCTGGTGACGGTCTCGACCGAGCCGCTGGCCGACGTGGTGAAGCCGTACAACAGCAACGTGGCCGTCCTGCCGAACTGCGTTCATGAAGACCTGCTGAAAATCGAGCGGCCCCGCCGTGAGCGGATGACCGTCGGCTGGGCGGGCGGTACGTCTCACCTGCGGGATTTCAGGTATGTGGCGCCGATGATCTCGAAGTTCCTGGCCAGGAATCCGCAAGTGGACTTCCACTTCGCCGGTGCGGATTACTCGCCGATCGCGGAGTGGAGGGTCCCGCCAGGGCAGGTGCGGCACACGCAGTGGACGCCGGACGTGTGGGACTACTATCGCGGCGTCGATTTCGACATCGGCATCGCGCCGCTGGACCCGGCCAGCGCGTTCGCCAGGGGCAAGTCGCAATTGAAGGCGATGGAGTACGGGGCGCTCGGCATCCCCGTGATCGCCTCGTACAGCGAGCCGTACCGGCATTACGTCGAGCACGGCGTGACCGGGTTCCTGGTCCGCTATGACCACGAGTGGGGCCGGTACCTGCGCATGCTGGTGAACGACGAGGCGATGCGGGCGGAGATGGGCGCGGCGGCTAGGAAGCTGGCGGCCACGTGGACTATCCAGCAGCGGTACACCGCCTGGGAGCAGGCTTACGAAGGAGTGATGGACCGTGTACCTGTCTAGGGAAAACGGCTGGTATGACGTGAACGGCAACGCCGTCTACGTGCGGCGGAACGAGAAGTTCGCCGACGACCATCCCGCGGTGAAGGCGATCCCGGGGATCTTCGACAAGATCTCCGAGGACAGCCCGCCGGGCGGCGTGAAGGCGGCCGTGGCGAAGGCGAAGTCCGCGGCCACGGGTAAGTCCGATGGCTGACGCGGGCCCGGACGACCTGCCCTCGGCGCCGCCGGGCGTGGACCGGGACGCGGGGTCCGCTAACACGATCGCGGCGACGATCGACGCGGCGAAGGCGGCCGGGATGGCGCACGTCCTGGAGATCTCCCAGGACACCCTGGCGGCGGGTGACCCTATCGGGGACCTGATGCCGATGCCGCTGCCACCGGACCGGGACACGTCGATCCTCGGCGGCGACCCGGAGACGCTGCCCGGGGTTCCGCCCGCTGACCCGCAGGGTCACGGCATCGGCGACAACGGCTAGGAGGCCACGATGACCGCACCGATCCCCCCGACCGCGGGCGAGACCCCCGCGGGAGACCGCATGTCGATGCAGGACGCCGGGACGTCGCCGGAGATCCAGGCGGCCCTCCCGGACCTGGCCGGGACCGCCGCGGCGGCTCAGTCGGCCGGCGAGGCGTGGAACGCGGGCGCGGCGCAGTGGGCCGACTCGCCGCAGGGCGCCGGCGAGGGAGGCTTCAGCCTGGGCGGCCCGACCCCGGGCGACTGGGACAGCGACGTGTCGTTCCCCCACCAGGGCCCCTGACTTGCACCCCACCGCGTACATCTGGGCGTCGCGGGCGCTGACCCCGGCGGACATCAGGGACCGCCGGGTCGTCGAGGCGGGCGCGTACGACTACAACGGGTCCGTCCGCAGCGTGTACGAGGCGATGGGCCCGGCGTCGTACGCCGCCACTGACGCGCAGCCGGGGCCGGGCGTCGACCTGGTGTGCCCGGCGGAGAAGCTCCCCGAGGTGCTCGGCGAGGCCACCGCGGACGTGGTGATCTCAACCGAAATGCTCGAGCACGCGGAGGACTGGCGCGGCGCGGTGGCCGGGATCGCCAGGGTGCTCGCCCCGGGCGGCGTGCTGCTGCTGACGGCCCGCGGGCCGGGGTTCCCGTACCATCCGCACCCCGGTGACTTCCAGCGGTTCACCGTGGACCACATGGACGGGATCGCGGAGGCGTGCGGGCTGGACGTGCTGCAGCTGGAGCATGACCCGGATCCGGCGTCGCCGGGCGTGTTCCTGCTGGCCCGCAAGCCGGAGGGGTGGGACGGCGCGGGGATGGCGGAGGGCCTGGCCGTCGTCGAGCCCGGCCCGCCCCGCTGATGCTGGCGCACTTCTACCACGTCTGGGCGGACGGCGCGTGGCAGGACCCGCTGGCCGAGCACCTGGCCGCCCTGAAGGCCTCCGGGCTCGGCGCGGCACTGGACTACAAGGCCGCCGGGATCGTCGGCCGGCCCGCGAACTGCCAGGCGGCCATCGCCGAGCTCGGCGGCTGGCAGATCGCGGCCACGGCCGCCGCCGGGCATGAGGAAGTTACCCTCCGCAAGCTGCACGCGTTCGCGGCGCTCGACGGCAAGGCGTTCTACGCGCACACCAAGGGCGCGGCGGACCCGTCCCGGCGGAACATCCTGTGGCGGCGGCGGATGACGTACTACTGCGCCGGGAAATGGGAGCAGGCCGTCGCGGCGCTCGACGAGCATGACTGCGCCGGGCCGCACTGGCTGACCGCGGAGCGGTACTGGGGGTGCCCGGTGCCGCCGTGGCGGTGCTGGTTCGGCGGGAACTTCTGGTGGGCCAACCTGTCCTTCCTGCGGCGGCTCGCGCCGCTGGCCGACGGTGACCGGTGGGAGGCCGAACGGTGGATCGGGGCGTCCGGGCCGGTGGACGCGCACAACATGCTGCCGGTGCTGCCGGATGACGGGCTGGAGACGATGAGCGCACAGGTGGACGAATGGCGGCTCGCCGGATGAAAATCGCCGTCACCGGCGCCGCCGGGTTCATCGGCCGCGCCGTCACCAGCCACCTGGCCGCCTCGGGCATCGAGGCAGTGCCCTACGACCTGCCCGGCCATGACATCCGGCACCCGCTCGACCTCGGCGACGCCGGGCACGTCATCCACCTGGCCGGGATCCTCGGCACGTCGGAGCTGTTCGCCCGGGTGACCGAGGCGCTGACGGTCAACGTGATCGGCACCGCGAACGTCCTCGCCGCCGCGGCAGACGCCGGCGCGGGCTACACCGGGATCACCATGCCGGCGGTGTTCCCGTCGGTCTACACGGCCAGCAAGATCGCCGGACGGGAACTCGAGCGGGCCTTCCATCATGCTGGCCTGCCGGTCTCGCGGGTGCGGGCATTCAACGCCTACGGGCCCGGCCAGGCACACGGCCCCGGCCACCCGCAGAAGATCGTCCCCACGTTCGCGGCCGCGGCGTGGGCCGGCCGGCCGATACCGGTGTGGGGTGACGGCGAGCAGACGGTCGACCTGATCCACGCCGGTGACCTGGCGCATCTGCTCGCCGACGCCGTGCAGTTCGGGGATGACGTGACGATCGACGGCGGGACCGGGCAGGCGATGACGGTGAACCAGGTGGCGTCGATGGTCCTGGACATCACCGGGTCGCGGGCCGGGACCGTGTACCTGCCGATGCGGCTGGGTGAGGTCCCGGCGAAGATAGCGGCGGAAGGCGAGGGATGGGACCGGCTGGACTGGCGGCCTGCGTTCGACCCGGCCAGGTTCGCCGAGACAGTGGAGTCGTACCGGTGAGCGTCCCTACCGTTACGGTGGTCACCCCGACGTGGCAGCGGCACCCGCTGCTGTTCGGCCGGTGCATCCCGTCCGTGCAGGCGCAGGACTACCCGGCCGTCGAGCATGTCGTCGTATCCGACGGGCCGGATGAGGAACTGCGGGAGAAACTCGGCGCCCTGGCGCTGCCGGGCGTGCGGTTCGCCGAACTCCCGGAGCACGACCCGGCGGCACGGTGGGGCCACTGGGCGCGGCTGCACGGCACCGACGTGGCCAAGGGCGAGTACATCACCTATCTCGACGACGACGACGCCTACCGGCCAGAACACGTCTCGGTGCTCGCCGCCGCGCTGGACGCTCACCCGGATGCCGCGTTCGCGTACTCGCGGATGATCATGCACACGCAGCACGGCAGCTGCCGGATCGGCACCGACCCGCCGGGCTACGGGCAGATCGGCGTCCCGGCGATCATGCACCGCCGCGGTCTGCTGGACGTCGCGACGTGGGAGCAGTCCGAGCCGACGATCGACTGGGACCTGGTGTCGCGGTGGCTGGACGCCGGGGTGAGGTACACCTCAGTCGCCGCGGACACGGTCGACATCTGGCCGAGCACCTACCGCTGACCCGCAGGCATACGGAAAGAAGGCGCCATGAGGTGGCATGTGCAGGCCGAGGGCGACGCCCCCGAAGGCGATCACCGGGACCTCGCCGGCCGGCTGGGGAAGCTCCTGGCGCAGGCGAAGTTCGGGACGGACGCGTCGCATTTCAGCGGCGGCCAGGTCAACGGCCCCGTCCACGAGCCGGCGGCGGACAGCGACGAGAAGGGCTGACCGGATGCGCCTGCTGGGGCGTTTCCGGTCGCGTCCCTGCCGGTGCGGGCATCCCCGCGAGGCCCACGAGCATTACACCGTGCCGGGTGACCTGCGATGCGGGCTGTGCGGCTGCCAGCGGTGGCAGCGGACATGACGACGGCGATGACGAGGAGGCCGGGATGCACCTGGAACCGGACCAGGGATGACGGTCCCGCTAGCGACGCTGACCGCCTCGTCCGCGCCTTACGGCATCCTGACGGCCTCGTCCGCCGCGGGGATAGCAGGGGCAGCTATCCCGGGCCTCCTCGACGAGGGCGGCAACTCGCTCCTCGACGAGGGGGGCAGCACGATCCTCGACGAAGCCGGGAGCTGATGCATGAGCAGCAAGATCAGCGAGCTCACCGCGCTCGCAGCGGCGCAGGCCGATGACGTGCTTCCCGTCGTGGACGTGCATGACACCACCCAGGCGGGGTCGGGAACCACAAAAAAGATCACCGTCGGCACCCTGACGGCCCCCTCGTTCAACTACCGCGGCCCGGTCGCCGCCACCACGGCCTACAGCCCGTGGGACGTCATCGTCTACAAGGGCAACCGGCTGCTCATCACCCGGTCGTTCACCACCGGCACCGGGAACCCGCCGTTCGTGTCCGCCGCGAACTACGTCTCCATGTCGCCGCTGGACGAGTGGCACGCCTCGGACTACGGCGTCGCCGGCGACGCGGTAACCGACAACGCGACCGCGCTGAACAACCTGATCACCGAGGTATCAGCCAACGGCGGCGGCACGATCATCCTGCCGCCGGGGACGATCGCGACGTCGAAGACGATCATCCTGCAGACCCAGGTCCACCTGCGCGGCGCCGGCTGGCTCACCAGCGCGATCAAGCTGCTGCCCAACTCCGACTGCGATACCCTCCAGTTCCACAAGAGCACCAACGGCACCACCGACCCGAACGCGTTCTTCTGCGGGCTGTGGAACCTCGAAATCCACGGGAACAGGAACCAGCAGACCCCGGGGACGTTCAATTACGGGATCAACTGCACCACCAACCCGGTCAGCTCCGCGGCGTCCAGCGACCCGGACTTCGACCCGACCCACATCCTCGTCAACGTGTGGATCAAGCTGACCACGGGGGACGGCTATTTTCACAACGGCCGGTCGGGGAACCGGCTCATCGGCGTGTGGACCGAGGCGACCGGCGGCAACGCGTACGTCACCGCCGCTGACACCGAACTGTCCGACTGTCACGCCGAGAGCGCCGCGCTCGCCGGGTTCTTCATGGTGCACTCGTCGAACCGGCTGACCGGCTGCAAGTCGTACAACAACGGCACCGCCCCGGTATGGACCACCGGGCAGAACTGGGCAGCCGCCCAGGGCGTCATCTACAGCGGCAGCCTGTACATCGCGAAGAACGCCCTCACCGGCGACACGGTGGCGCCGTCGTCCGACAGCACGAACTGGGCGCAGATCACCGCCGCGTCAGCCGAGGGGTGGGGCTGCGGGTTCTACCTCGAGGGCAGCACGGCCTCCGAGATATCGCTGGCCGGCTGCGACGCGCAGCAGAACGGCCAGTCCGGGTTCTACCTGCGGAACTGCACGGGCAACTCGATCACCGGGACCGTCTACCAGATCAATACTGCCCTCGGCAACGGCGTCAACCAGTCCGCGAACCCGAACAACTGCGCCTCCCTGGTGCTCGACGGGGCGACCGGGAACGTCGTCCAGCTGACCTCCCAGAACATCGGCCCGGCCGGGTACGTGATGCGGGCCGTCAACGGCGCGGCCCGTAACGACGTGCGGATGGCCGGGGACACCACGGCCGCAGCGGTCCTGTCGCCGGACTCGCTGACGCTGACCGGGTCAGGGAACTCGGCCAGGTGGAACGGGACGACGCTGACGCAGACCCTCACCACCCTGGCCGATGCCAGCATGACGGTTCCCGGCAACGGGACGGTGCCGACCTGGAACTCCGCCACCGGGAAATGGCAGGCGATCAGCCCGCCGTCGGGGAACTATGACGGGGCGTTCGGCGACGGCTCCGACGGGCTGGCCGCCCTGGACGGCACCGCGACGGTGTCATGGGCGACTAAAACCGGGTCGCTGTACACGATGACCAGGGACTGCGTGCTCACCGGCCTGACGGTCAACAGCGGCGTCACGCTGCTGGTCAACGGGAACCGGATCCTCTGCCAGGGGACGGTCACCAACAACGGCACCATCCGCGCGGACGGCAACAACGGCGCCGCGAACGGCACCGCAGGCGTGGCCACTGCCACCGACACCCTGGCCGGAGGGGTCGCGGGGGGAGCCGGGCAGACCGGGAACGGCACGGCCGGCGGCAACGGCACCGCCACGACAGTCGGGGTCGGCAGCAGCGGCGCGGGAGGCGCCGGGTCGTCGGGAACCGGCGGGGTAGGCGCATTCTCGCAGAACAGCGGGACCTGGATGCTGCGGGTGCCGCAGATTCTCGCCACCGGGTGCATGGCCTTCGGTGGTGTCCGTCAGCTCGGCGGCGGCTGCGGCGGCGCGGGCGGCGGGGGCGACGGGACCAACAAGGGCGGCGGCGGCGGGAGCGGGGGCGGCGTGATCGGGATCGCCGCCTGGGCGATGACGAACACCGGGACACTCTCAGCCGTTGGCGGCGGCGGCGGCACGCCTACCACTGGTAACTGCGGAGGCGCTGGCGGCGGCGGGGGCGGCCTGATCCTCATTTACACGCTCGCCCCCTGGGCGAACAGCGGGACCACCGCCGTGACCGGAGGTGCGGCGGGCCTGGCGTCAGGCACCGGAGCGAACGGGAACGCCGGTGTTGCCGGCAACGTCCTCAACGTCGTCGTCCAGGCCGCCGGGCCGGGCAGCGCGGTCACCTCAGTCACCGCCGGGGACGGTTCGATCGTCATCGGCGGTACCTCGTCCGCGCCGACCGTCGAAACCGGCACCCTGGACCAGATCGCCGCGCTGCAGCCGCCCGGCGCGGCGGTCGGCCTGAACAGCCAGAAGATCACCGGCCTGGCGAACGGGACCGCCAGCACCGACGCGGCGGCATTCGGGCAGATCCCGGCCGCCCTCCCCCCGAACGGGTCTGCCGGCGGCGATCTCGGCGGCTCCTATCCGTCTCCCACGGTCACGGCCACGCACCTGGCGTCCGCCCTCCCCGTGGCGCAGGGCGGCACCGGGCAGCTATCGGCCGCCGCCGCTTACAACGCCCTGTCCCCGATGAGCGCCAAGGGCGACATCGAGATCGAATCATCAGCGGGCACTGCCGGGCGGCTCGCGGTCGGCAGCGCCAGCCAGGTTCTCGGCATATCGGCCGGACTGCCAGCCTGGCAGGCCGGGCTTACCTTGCAGGCCGCCACCCCCGTGGCCGGGTACACCCTGATTAACGGCACCGGGACGGTCATCACGTGGACACCCCCGAACGACGGCTTGCAACACCGGATGCTCGTCATCGCCAACCAGCACGTGACAAGCACCGAAACCGGCGGGGCGATCAGCCTGATTTTCAACCTCCCGGACGGGACGGCCGGGAGCTTCGCCCTGTTCGCCGGGGCATCTTCTGCCGGGGCGTTCCGGTCTAGCGGCCTGGAGATCTGCCAGGCGGGGGCTGCCGTTTCGGTGACCCAGTCGGTGGCGCTGACCGCCGGGGCGGCGGTGCTCTGGGTCGAAATCTGGGGATCGTGAGAGCGGCCCGTCACGGCGACGCGCGCACAGGAGGACCGAGTGGCTAGGTACCCCCAAGGGCAGCCGGTTCGCATCAGCACCACCGTCCGCGACACCACCGGCACCCTCGTCAACGCGGCACCCTCGTCAACGCGACCACGCTGACCCTGCTGGTGAAGCTGGCGCAGGCTGACGGCACGCAATCAACCACCCCGGCCGCCTACCCCGCAGGGGCGCCGGAGGGCACCCTGACCGCTACTGACACCAGGACGGGAGGACCGAACTAGAGATGCCCGCGCAGTTCACCCTCCCGCCCGACACCCGCAGCGTAGGATCCGGCAACCCCCCCGCCGACATGAACGCCGTGGTCGACGCGGTGACCGCGATGGGCGCCGGGTACAACGTCCTCAACGCGGCATTTGCAGGCGGCGCCGACCCGGCCGGGACCAGCGACTCGGCAGCCGCATTCAACGCCGCGCAAGCCGCGATCCCCGCAGCCGGCGGGTTCATCTACCTGCCCGCCGGAACATACAAGCTCGCCAGCACGGCCGGCCCGTTCACCACTAACCAGTGGGTGATCTGCGCGCCCGGCGTGGTCATCAACTGGACCGGTACCGGCGGCTGCTTCCGGTTCACCGACGCCAGCACCTACACCACCCGGACGAAGCAAGGCGGGGGCATCATAGGGCGCCCGGTCATCGACGGCGCCGGCGACGGTGCCGGGTCATGCGCGGTCCACGCCGGCGACATCCTGGGCCTGCGCATCGACGTGGCCGCGCAGAACTTCAGCAAGGCCGGTGACGCCGGCGTCCACTTCGACAACCAGGTCTACTGGTCCGAGCAGGCCGTCGCCTCGATCTGGACGAACAACTGCACGCAGGACGTCGTGTTCGACTGCGGCGGCGCCACGACCTCGGCAGGCAGTTACGACCGCGGCGACTTCACCATCTACGTCCAGCACACCACGTTCACGGGCGACAGCATCGTCTTCCAGAACGGCGCCTATCTCGTCGGCGGCCGGCTGCGGCTGTTCGGGAACTATGCCTCATCATCCAGCTCGTTCACCCAGGCCGTACTGAAGATCACCGGCTCGGCGCCCGGCGGCCACCCGGCGTCGGACTCCGGCCTGGCGCAGTGCGAGATCGACATCAACGTCGAGTCGGACGGCGGCCTGGCGCACACCTTCCAGACGGTTAATTACGGCAGCACCTCCAACACGATCGTCAACTGCTCCGGGAACATGAGCTTCGGCGCGGGCTTCCTGTTCGCGACCTCGAACGTCACGACCCTGTCCACCCAGTTCACCTACCTGGGACCGGTCATCGGGGACGGCACCCTGGCGCAGGCGAACCTTCCCGGCCGCCTCAGCGTCAACAGCTCAGCGTTTTTCTTCTCCTCAGTGTTCTTCGGGGGGATCACGGGCGCTACGACCGGATTCCGGCTCGCCGGGGCCACGGCATCCGGCGCACCCGCGTCCGGGACATTCTCGGCCGGGGATGTCATCACCGCCCAGGACGGCACGCTGTGGACATGCGTAACCGCCGGGACACCCGGCACGTGGATGCCGCTCAGCGCGGTGAACGAGGCGGCCCAGCAGTACGGCTATCTCGGGTGGACCTACGACCCGGCGATGGGCAGCGGCGGCACCGTGCTGCCCACTGCGGGCGGGGTCATCCTGTGCAAGATCCCGTGGCCGCTCACCCAGTCCGTCACGAACGTCGTGGCTACCGTCGTCGCGGGCGGCGGCACCCTGACCTCCGGTCAGTGCTTCGCCGGCCTGTACAGCTCCTCGGGCACGCGGCTGGGCGTTACAGCCGACCAGGCCAGCGCGTGGGGCACCGCGGGCACCGTCCCGAAGACGATGGCGATCACCGGCGGCCCGGTCAGCGTCCCCGGCGGCGGCCCGGCCGGGTTCATCTACGCGGGATTCCTGTGGAACGGCACCACCGCCCCGCAGTTCCTCAAAGCCTCCAACTCCACGGCGCAGTCGATCAACGGCGCGCTGCCCGCCGCCTCTCTCCGTACTGCCGTCAACGGCTCCGGCGGCACATCCCTGCCGTCGTCGCTGACGCTCAGCTCCAGCACGGCGGCGACCAACCTGTTCTGGGCGGCGGTGTCCTGATGGCGCGCTATCCGCAAGGCCAGCCAGTACGTGTGTCGACCACCGTCCGGGACGCTAGCGGCGCCCTGGTCGACGCGACCACGCTGACCCTGCTGGTGAAGCTGGCGCAGGCTGACGGCACGCTAGCGACCACGGGCACCTACGCCAGCCCTGCCAATGATTCCACCGGCACCTACCATCAGGACATCCCGGTCACCGACCTGACCGCGACCGGTCACTACCAGTACACGTGGACGGCGACCGGCACCGGCGCGGGCGTCTCCTTCGGCGAATTCGACGTCTTCGACCCCTTCGAGACGTCGGTCCTGCCGCTGCAGGACGCCAAGGACGCGCTCAACATCCCGCAGGCCACCACCACGTCCGACGCCGAGATCCAGTCGTACATCGCCACCATCGAGTCCAGCCTCGAGCGGGCGACCGGGGGGCCGCTGGTCAACCGGGTGGTGACCGAACGCGCCGAGATGATGTCGAACCAGACCGTGATCCTGGTCCGGCAGCGGCCCCTCGTTTCCGTCACCAGCATCGCCTCAGCCAGCGGCAGCAACATCGACATCTCCGGCGGCCTCGACCTCGACGTCAACGCCGGAACCATCCGCAGGAAGCTGGGATTGCCCTTCTACGGGCCGTTCTTCGCCTGGTTGCCCGTCTGCTATCCCACCTACGTGGCCGGGTGGGGCACGACCGTCCCGGCCGCGTTCAACAGCTTCGCCCGGATCGTTTTGGCCCATTTGTGGACGAGTCAGCGCGGTCCCGCTGCGCTCCCTATGGGCGGCGGCGAGATGGTGACCGTGCCCGGATTCGGGTTCGCGATCCCGAACATGGCCGCCGAGCTCCTCAACGGCTCCCAGAACGGCGTTCCGTTCATCAGCGAGGCGTTCCTGTGAGCGTCACCCGGTTCACCGACGCGATCACAGCGCTGCTCGCCGCCTACCAGAATGCGGCCGCCCTCGCCGGGGTCCCCGTCTACGACGGGGCCCAGCCCTCCGGCGCCGCCGACACCGACTTCGTGATCGTCGGCCACGACGGCACCATCGCCGCCGACGGCACCCTCGAAGCCACCGCCCTCGCCGGCACCTACCAGCAGCTGTGGGCCGACACCACCACCGGGCAGGACGAACGCGGCACCGTCAACTGCCTGGTCGTCTCCCAGACCGGCGACCCCGCCGACCTCGCCGGGCGCCGGGCCCGCGTCAAGGTGCTGCTCGCCGCCGCCGAGGACGCCGCCACCGCCGCCGTGGTCACCCACCTGACGTTCGACGGGTCGAGCGACGGCCGGTTCATCTACCGGCAGTCCGCCGGCGGCGCCGTCGTCATGTGCGCCTACCGGGTCGCCTACTCCGCCCCGTGGGGCTGACCTGGCCAAGAAGGGCGTGAGGCGTGCGACTCCACGGCCGCAACGGCCTCGCCTACCTGTCCGTCCACAACGGCGACGCGGCCAGCCCGGTCGCCTACCTGAACTCCTGGGCCGCCAGCTGGGCCCGCGACGTCACCGACATCACCACCCTCGCCGACACCCAGCGCGTCTACGTCGCCGGACTCCCCGACGCATCCGGCACCTTCACCGGCTTCTGGGACGACCAGACGTCACAGACCTACATCGCCGCCACCGACGGGCTCCCCAGGTCGATGTACCTCTACCCCGACTCGGCGAACATGAGCCAGTACATCTCCGGCCTGGTACTGCCCGACCTGACCGTCACCGGCGGCGCCGGCACAGCGGTGACCATCAGCGTGAACTGGGCAGCCGCCGGGCCGGTCACCAGGACCGGGCCTAGCAGCGTCTACGCCGCAACCTACGCCGCAACCTACTGAGGGCGGCGCACCCACAGCCGGGCCCGGTTACCGCCGAGCAGGTCAACATGGTCAACCGGCAGCGTCCACTCGTCCTCGCCGATCTTGAACGTGAGCACCGTCAGGAAACCTGCGGCCGGATTCGGCTGGTCGCCGGTATCGACCTCGATGGGCATCAGGTCAGGAACCGGGCCGAGCAGGGCATCTAGGTCCACCTCAGCTGAGTCGAACGTGCCGGTGAACGTGCCGCTGACTTCAGGCAGCCCGGCCACGTAGTCCCGGATCCGCTCATCATCCATCGTCATACCGGGGAGTGTAATGCGCTGGCTGATCGGCCATCCTGGCCCTCACTTCTCAGTTCACGACCTGTACGAGGGCTGGACCGAGGCGCTCCGCGGGCTCGGCGAGGACGTCTACACGTTCAACCTCGGCGACCGGATCAGCTTTTTCGAGACCGCCCACGTCCCGGCCGGGATCACCGACGAGAACGGCCAGGACGCGATGCGCAAAGCATGGGACCGTCAGACGGCGCTCACCATGGCCGCACACGACATCCTCCGCGGCGCGTTCCTCTGCTGGCCCGACGTGGTCCTGCTCGTCTCCGCGTTCTGGTACCCGCCCTACCTGCTCGACGTGATGCGCGGCCGCGGCATGAAGGTGGTGCTGCTCCACACGGAATCGCCCTACCAGGACGGGGAGCAGCTCGAGCGGGCCGGCCACGCCGACGTCAACCTGCTCAACGACCCGGTCAACATCGCCGCCTACCAGGCCCTCGGCGTCCCCGCCGCCTACATGCCCCACGCCTACAGGGAGACCGTCCACTACCCGGCCGACCCGGCAGCCGGGAAGAAGTGGGACCTGTCATTCATCGGCACCGGGTTCCCCTCCCGCGTCCGGTTCTTCGAGCAGATGGACCTCGCCGGCCTCGACGTCCACCTCGCCGGCCCCTGGCTCGACCTCCCCGAAGACTCGCCGCTGCGGGACTGGACCGCCACCGACCCCGACAACTGCGTCGACAACCAGCAGACCGCCGAGATCTACCGGCAGTCCCGGACCGGCATCAACTTCTACCGCCGCGAAGCCGAAGACGAGCACGAAGGCGAAGGCTGGGCCGTCGGCCCCCGCGAAGTTGAGCTCGCCGCGTGCGGCACCTGGTTCACCAGGGACCCGCGACCCGAAGGCGACGGGCTGTTTCCCATGCTCCCGGCCTACGCCACGCCGGAAGAAGCCGGGGACCAGATCCGGTGGGCCGTCGCACACCCGGAACAGCGGCAGGACGCCGCAGCAAAGGCCCGTGCAGCCATCAAGGGCCGCACCTTCACCAACAACGCCACGGCGCTACTGCGCATGATCAGCAAGGGGTAAAGAGATGGCTCGATCCCATGGGCGCAACGGCTCGGTGTACCTGGGCGTGACCAACGGCGCCGCCGCGTCGCCCGTCACGTTCCAGGCGTCGTGGACGATGAGCATGACCGTCGACAAGCAGGACGTCACCGCGTTCGGCGACTCGAACAAGATCTACGTCGCCGGGCTGCCCGACTCAAGTGGGGACTTTAGCGGGTTCTGGGACGACGCCACAGGTCAGACGTACCTCGCGGCGACCGACGGGCTGCCCCGCAACATGTACCTCTACCCGAACATTAGTTCGGACCCTCTCGTCTACTTCTTCGGCACGGTGCTCCCGGACTTCGAGATGGACGGGGCTGTCGGCGGCCCGGTCAACACGAAGACCACGTGGAACGCGGCCAGCAAGATCCAGCGGTACAACCCGGTCACCGGCGGCCTGAACACCTGATGGCCGGGCTCGCTGACGCCGCGGCGGAGCTGGAGGCGCTCGCGTTCCGGCTGCGCCGCGCGGGTGACGGCGACCTGCTCCGGGAGGTCACCAAGGCGATGCGCGACGCCGTCGTCCCGGTGCAGGACGAGATCCGGGCCGGGCTCCGGCCGGACCTGCCGGACCGGTACGCGGCGGCCCTCGACGCGGACCTGCGGCTCGGCGTCAACGTCCGCACGAACGAACGCGACCCGGGCGTGGCCATCACCGGGCAGTCCCGGGCCGGGGGCCGCAAGCTCCGCAACCTGGACGCGGGCCGGCTCACCCACCCCCTGTTCGGGTCGCGTGAGCACTGGTACACGCAGGAGGAGCCGTCGGTGCAGCCCGGGTTCTTCACCGGCCCCGCCGAGGCGGCCGGGCCGCGGGTCCGCGCGGGGATCGAGCAGGCACTGCGCGACGTCGCCGCGAAAGCAGAAGGAGCCTAGGTGAAGATAACCCTGAACGGCGAGGTATTCGAGTACGACGGAACCAAGCCGAAGGTCTCCGAGGCCCTCGTCATCGAGGAAGCCTACGGCCGCCGGTACGTCGAATGGCAGGACGACCTCTCCTCCGGCGGCGCGAAGGCGATGTGCACGCTGGCGTGGCTCATCTGGCGGCAGGCGGGCCGCGACGTCGACCTGGCCGGCATCCTGGATGACACGGTGCCGCTGGACCTGCACGAGATGATCCAGTCGGTGCTGGAATCCGCCGCTGCCGCCGTCCAGGCCGCGGGCGAGGAGGGCAGCGCGGGCCCTACGATCCCCGCCGGCAGCCCGGACCCGGATGGCACACATACGACCGGCACCGGTATATCGTCATCTTCACCCGCGAATTCCACATCCGCCCGTGGGAAATCCCCCTCCTCGAAATCGCGGACTTCGAAGCGCTGATCGACGCGGCCGAGGAGATGATGAGCGACGGCCGTTAGCCCCTGCGCGGGGCCGCGCCGTCGGCGACGGTGATCGCGGTGAACATCGCGAAGCCGAGCGCGCCGAGCAGGGCGGGCAGCCAGAACCCCGCGTCGGGATTGCCCCGGCGCCTCCCGAGCCTGCGCCCGGCGAAGACGAGGGGCACCCATGCGAGCAGGTACACGATCACGATTGCGGTCATGGCTTCTGTGTCAGTCCCTTGGTGATCAGGAGGCGGATGGCGTCGGCGATGCTGATGCCGCCGCTAGCCTTGGCGTAGGTTTTGACGGCTTCGGCGAGGTCGTCGTCGAGGCGGATGTTGGTCGTGTAGGTCACCGGGCACCCTGGCCTAGCCCGCTAAAGAAAGCGCGTAGCGGCTTGACGGCCTTAGCGAAGGCATCGGTCATTTGCCTGAATGCCGCGCCCGCCTGCTCGATGGTGAGCACATGGCCGTTGAGCCGGATGTGCGTCACCGGCTGGCCGGCCGGGCAGAGCGGGCCGCCATCATCGCGCATGGTCGCCTGCGGGTTGCCTTCGTGGCGACAGTCGGTGCCGTCCGCGTGGATTATCACCGGATTCATGTCGCGCTCCTTCTCTAAGTGATACCCAGACGGTACCAGGTTGGTACCAGGAACGCAAGCGGACGGAAGGCGGGTGACCTGTGGCCGGCCAGTCGATCACCTTCGACTTCCTGTCCCGGGGCGCCGGGCAGCTCCAGGGCGACATCCGCAAAGTCGGGGACAACACGGCCCTGGCCGCGCGGGGCGCGAAGGTTCTCGCGGACGCCATCGACACGCTGGGGAAGAAAGAGGACCGCACCGCCGCCGAATCGGCGACGCTGGCGAAGGCCCTGCGGCTGACCGGCGACGCGGAGGACCGGGTAACGGCGAAAGCGGTCGCCGCGGACGCCGCGATCCGCCGCCTCGACGACGCGATGCAGGACGACGCCCGGAACGCGCTGGAAGCAGCGGCGGCGAACAGGACCCTGGCCGACTCGTTCGGCAAGATAGCCGAGAAAGCCGGCGGCCCGTCGCTGAAGGGCACCCTGGCGGCGCTGACCCCCGCGCTGATCCCGCTGACAGGAGGGATCGCCGCCGGAGTCGGCGCGATCGGCGTCTCGTTCGGCGCCGCAGCCGTCGGCGCCGGCCTGTTCGGCGCGCTGGCCAGGTCAGTCTTCTCCAACGTCTCCAAGGACAACCAGAAGCTCCAGACGGCGCAGAAGCAGCTCGCGGCCGCGCAGATCGCACGCTCGCAGGCCACCACCAAGGCCCAGCGGACCTCAGCGGACAACCAGATCGCGGCGGCCCAGGACACCATCGCGGCCATCCGGTCCGAAGGCGCGGCGTACAACCACGTCCTGGACCTGTCCAAGGAGATCGGCACCAAGTGGAAGGTGGTCAGCGCCCAGATCGCATCGCCGGTGCTGGTGCCGTGGCTGAGTGCGGTCAGCAAGGGGATAGCGTTCATCCGGCCGCTGGTCCAGCCCGTCGCGGACCAGTTCAAGTCCTGGGGCGAGGCCGTCAGCCGGTACTTCTCCTCCAGCGCGGGATCCGCGGAGATACGGCGCCTCGCCGTGGCGTTCGGCGCGTTCTCCGCGGATCAGCTCAGCGCTCTCGGGGTGTTCTTCACCGATATCGGGAAGGCTGTTCTCAATCTCGGCCGTGACCTGGCCGGGCATAACGTGGATTTCGGCGCGTTCAGCGTGTACCTGGACCAGTGGGGCGGCGCGTTCCTGCGCTGGTCCCAGTCGGCGGCGGCCCGGCATGACGTGACCGTGTTCCTGGACTGGATCCGCGCCAACGGGCCGGTCACCAAGGATCTGCTGAAGAACCTCGGCGGTGTCCTGGCGGCGTTCGCGCCGGGACTGTCGGGCGCGGGCACCCTCGAGCTGCGGCTGGTCACTGATTTCCTGGGTTTCCTGGCGCGGACCCCGAAGGCCGTCGCGAAGCCGCTGACCGAGGTGGCGGGGGCGCTTCTGCTGCTGCAGAAGACGGGTGTCCTGAAGGTCGGCATCAAGATCGCGGGCCCGGCGCTGAAGTGGCTGTCGGGCGGCGTGATCAACATCGGCGGCGGTGCCGCCGTGGGGGCGGAGATCCGGGCGGCGTTCGCGTCCGGCGGCGCTGCGGCGGCGGCGGAGATCCGCGCGGCGATGGCCGGCGGAGGCGTCGCGGCCGGGGGCGGCGGGCTGGCCGGGGCGGCCGGGTCCGGTGCCGTGGCCGGCAAGGCTGCGGGCGGCGGTTTCCTCGCCGCGTTCCGGGCCGCGCTCGGCCCGGCTGCGGCCGGCGTCATCGTCGGGGCTCTTATCCGCGGGGTCGGGGACACGCTGTCCCCGGCCGGGACGTTCGCCGGGCGGCTCAACGCGCAGTTCCAGGCCGACGGGCACCTGTGGTCGACGTCGCTGCTGCACTCGTTCACGTTCGGCGGCCTGGAAGCCTGGCTCACCACGAAGATCGGCCAGCCGGTCGGCGGCGCGCTGAACAACGTCGGGTCCGGCGCGAAACTGTGGGCTCAGGGTTTCGCTAGCAGTGTCGGCGGGTTCTTCTCCAGCATCGGGCACGCGGCCGCCGTCGCGTTCGGTCATGCGGGGGATTCCGCCGACGCCCTGCGCACGAAGAACCTGGTCCCGCTGCAGGGAGAGGTCGGCCGGGTCTCCGGCGGCATCCAGGGGCTGGCCGGCACCATCCAGGGCACCATGCTGAGCGCACTGCGGGCGGCCGGGGCGAAGTCGGATGCGGTCCGCACCCAGAACCTGTCCCCGCTGCTCGGCGAGGTCGGCCGGGTCTCCGGCGGCATCCAGGGGCTGCAGCGGTCGATCAACGCGATGCACGGCAAGACCGTCAACGTCGGCGTGCACGCGTCCGGGTCCGGCGGGATGACGTTCACCCAGAAGGTCGCCGCCTCCATCAGCTCGGGCGGCTTCTCGCTGAAGTCCCTGGCCAGCGGCGGCATTATCAGGCAGGGCACTGGCCCCACTGCTGACGACGTGCCCGCCATGCTCAGCCGGGGCGAGCTGGTCGTGCCCGCGCACATGGTGAAGGCGGGTGCCGCCGACAACCTCCGCGGCCGGATCCCCGGGTTCGCGGGCGGCGGCATCGCCGGGCTGACCCCGTTCGCCGCGAACGCCGAATACAACTTCGGCCAGGCCGCGGAAGCCGCCCTGCTGCGCGCCGAGTTCGCGAACCTGAAGAAGGCAGTGGCCGCCGCGGCTAAGGCCAAGGCCGCCGCGATCACTTCCTCGAAGGTCCCCAATGTCGGCTCCGGGGTGGCCCGGTGGAAAGGAACCGTCGACCAGGCGCTCCGCATGGAGGGGCTGTCCACCGCGTTCGACTCCCGGGTCCTGTACCAGATGCAGACCGAGTCCGGCGGCAACCCGAACGCGATCAACCTGACCGACATCAACGCGCAGCGCGGCGACCCGTCCCGCGGCCTCATGCAGGTCATCGGGTCCACGTTCCGCGCCTACCACTGGCCCGGCACCAGCAGCAACATCTATGATCCGCTGGCGAACATCGCCGCGGCGATCAACTACGCCCGGCACGTGTACGGGCCGCAGCTGGGCAACCAGTACGGCGGCATCGGCTCCGGCCACGGCTACGCGCTCGGCGGCCTGGTCCCCGGGTACGCGTCCGGCGGGGTCGCCGGGCAGGGCGCCGCCTACCTCAAGGCGTGGCAGTCCCGGCACGGCGGCCCGTACGGGCTGGCCATCGGGCCGACGGTCCTGAACCAGCAGATCGCCGCGATGTCCGCCGCAGCCGGCCGGGCCCGGACACTATCCAGGGCGGGCGGCCTGTCCGCCGGGCAGCACCGGTTCTGGGCGAACACGGCGGCGAGCGAGTCCCGGCTGCTGGCCACGTACGGCAAGGAGCTGACCACCGAACGGGCCTGGCGCACCCAGCTCGGCCTGAACGAGCTCGGCCTCGACAAGGAGATCCGCGCGGCGGGGAACCTCAAGTCCCTCGCCGGGCCGGTCAAAGACTGGAAGGCGCAGCTGGGCCGCGACAAGGCCACCGTCACCGCGATCAGCAAGATGCTCGGCTACTCCAACGCGTACCTGGCCGCCCACAAGCCGCCGGTGAAGCCTGCGCCCCCGGCCACGGGCGTGCAGGCGACCCACACCTACGGCGGCGACGTCGCCAACAACCTGGGCACGGTCCTGGCGTCGGCGCTCGGCCCGTTCACGGGTGCTGCCCGCGGCGGGATGGTATTCGACCGGGGCGGCACGCTGCGGCCCGGGTTCAACCCGGTGTGGAACGGCACCGGCCGGCCCGAGCACCTCGTGCCCGCCCAGGGCGGCGCCGCGACCATCCGGTTCGAGGTGGCCTCCTCCGGGAGCGCCTTCGACGCGTTCATGCTCGCCTGGATGAAGAAGAACGTGAAGGTCAAGGGCGGCGGCAACGTGCAGACAGCGTTCGGGTCGCGGTGACCTGCAGGGTATTAAGCGGATTGGTTCAACCGGGCCACGCACTCCGGGCAGTCGGGGATACCGCGCTTACTGCCCCCGCGCATCGTGACCACATAGCCGCATAGCGTCGGGTCGTTGCAGGCGTCCGGGTCAAGTTCGTCGCCGGGAGGCAGGGCACACCACCCGTCCCGGTGGCGGACGATCCAGGGCTTGGCCATCAGGTTGTCCCTCTCGAGATGTTCATGCTTGTGCGCCGATTGGCCGCCTGCTGCTTCCAGGTTGCCCAGCGCACCTTGCCCGGCTCGTAGTTCCCGTTCACGTCGATCCGGTCTAGTGTGCAGCCGTCCGGGCGCGGGCCGAGATCCCGTTCGATGTCCGTGATGAACAGCCGCACGTCATGCCATCGCTCGCACACGCTAATGCCGCGTCCGCCGTAGTCCTTCCACTGCTTGAACCGGGGATTCTCGCACCGGCGGATCATCTGGTACCACGTCCCGAACAGGAGGTGCTGTTTCAGGCCGTGCTTGTAGTTCCGGGCGCTCGCCCGCGCGCTCGCCACCTCACGCCGCCGGCAGCCGCACGAGGTCGTATCTCCCGTGCGCAGCAGGGCTTGTTTTACCTGAAGCTCCGTACCGCAATCGCAGCGACACAGAGGCTTACGATGACCCTTTTTGGCTCCGCGCGCTATCTGCGACGGGTTCGGCGGCGCGAAATGGTCTGGGTCGATAACCACCAGGCGGCCGAATCGCTGGCCCGCCTGGACGGATCCCCGCATCTGCCTCATGTCCTCAATGGTACAACCCCAGAAACCGTTGCTGAGGAGGTGGCGCACTAAGTGGCCACGTTCCCCGGGGCCGGCTCTAACTCGCTCGGCGTCAAGGTCGAGCTTCTGCTGAACAGTGTGTGGACCGACATCACGCCATATGTGCTGATGCGGAACGATGTGCAGATCACCGGGATGGGCCGGGCGGACTGGACCTCCACGCTGCAGGCCGCCACCCTGACGCTGAGCTTGCGCAATGACGGCCGGTTCACCCCCAAACTCGCCGCCGGCGCCTACTTCCCGTATATCACCAGAAATGTACAGATCCGCGTCTCGGTGAACGCGACGTCGGTGACGTCCGTGGCCTACTCCGGGTTCCGCTTTTTCGGCGAAGTCAGCGAGTGGCCGCCGCAGTGGGACGCGTCCGGGCGTGAGGTCCACTGTGACATCACCGCGAGCGGCATATGGCGGCGCATGTCGCAGCTGGCCACCACCCTCGGCTCCGCGTTCACCCGGTACAACTCGATCACCCTGACCGGGACCAGCCAGCCCCGCGCCTACTGGCCGATGGAAGACGGCACCGGCTCCGGCCAGCTCGTCTCGTTCGACTCGACCGCGGGGACCGCCAACGCGGTCCAGTCGTTCACCACCGGGCAGGCGGGCCTGTCCCTCGCCGCGTGCACGGACTTCAAGGGCTCCGACGGGATCCCGCAGCTCAACGCCGCGAAGATCACCGCGACCGTCCCGGCCGGCGGCACCGCGACGAACAACTGCACCCGGTTCCTGATCTCGGTGCCCGCGGCGGGAGACTCCGCCAGCGGCACCACCAACTGGAACCTCGCCGAGGTCGACAGCGCGGGCACCATCGCGAAGTTCGAGGTGTACCTGAACGCGGCCGGGACGCTGCTGGTGCAGCTCCGCAACTCCGGCGGGACCGTGGTCGCGTCCGGGACCACGACCACCAACGTCAAGGGCAAGCCGGTCCTCGCGTCGTGCGAGCTCACCCCGTCCGGCGGCAACGTCGCGTTCGCGTTCAGGATCATCACGCCCGGCGCGGCCGGGATCACCGAGTCGCTGACCGGGACCGTGACCAGCGCGTCCGTCGGCGCGGTCTCCACGGTCGTGTTCGGCCGGGCCAACGTCCTGATGGACACCGCCGTCGGGGGCCTGACCGTGACCTACGGCGCTGTGCCGCTGATGGTCCCCGCGGCGAACGCGCTGAACGGGTACATCGGCGAGTTCGCGATGGACCGGTTCACGAGGATCTGCGGCGAGATGGGCATCGCGGCCGAGACGATCGGCACCGCCTCGGCGACAGCGGCGATGGGCCCCCAGTTCGACGACACCCTCACCAACGTCCTCCAGACGGTTGAGGACGTCGACATGGGGCTGCTGTTCGAGTCCCGCACCCAGTTCGGGCTCGGCTACCGCGCCCTCGCCAGCATGGCGAACCAGTCGGCCGCCGCGGCTATCTCCTACACGACGGCACGGCTGGACGACACCCTCACGCCCTCGTTCGATGACTCCCTGACCAGGAACAACGTCACCGTCACCAACTACACCGGGTACACCCAGCAGGCCATCCTGACGGTCGGGTCGATGAGCATCCTCAACCCGCCCGGCGGCATCGGGAACGGGTACAACTACCAGCGGTCCGTGTCCGCCGCCGCCGACTCCCAGGTCGCGGGCATCGCGAACTGGCTGCTCAACGTCGGGTCCGTCGACGAGATCCGGTTCCCGGTCATCAC